TTATATAAAGAAAATGGGCCAAGTTTACACCTGACCCACTCTATTTAACTATGTGTTAAGATTAAACTCCTAAGTCATTTAAGAAATCATCCAAATCATCTGCATCGCTAGAAGCATCCGAGTTTGTGGTCATTTCTGTTGGAAATTCAAAATCTCCTGAACCTGCTGGTACAGCTGCTTGTTCAGTTTTAGCGGCTGGTTTTTTAGCGGCTGGTCTTGAGACAACTGAGTCCATTGAATCTCCTGGATTTAAGTAGTTTCTTAGGATACTATTTACGAAATCTCTTGTTTCGGCATCCCATGCTTTGTATTCATATGGTTCCAATGAAGGTGCTGCATCTAATTCAGATTTGATAGTTGCCATTACTTCTTTAGTTCTTTCTGCTGGAGAACCTGCCATATCAATTGCACTTGTTGAAGATGAGAATTTCGATTTATCGTAGTTGTTGAAGTCACCTTGTCTTGAGATAATCAATTCAAAGTTTTTACCTGCAAATAGGTCAAATACTTGAGTTGGTTCACCAAATGCTGGCTTCAATTCTTCGTCAATTTTTTCTTTGATTTTATAACCAAATTTGAAGATTTTGTATTGTCCTTCTAAATCTGGGTTTTGAGGATCTTTAATAACTTTAACTAGAGCGAAGTACTGCTCACGTCTTTTAAGTTTATCACTCATTTTTCTATCCACTGCTGAATCACTTTTACGTAATTTGAAAAATACATCTGCAATTGGACATTTCTCGCCTACTGTTGAAGGAGAATCTACCATTTTACCATCACCACTTGCATTTGTAAGCCAGTGTACGTATTTTTTTACTAAAGAGTTTCTTGGATTTGCTGGGTTTGGAACAAAACGAATAATTGCTTTGTATGTTCCGTCTTTACCATCATCTGCTGTTGGTTTGTAAAGATCGCTTCCTGATGAAGCTGTTGTTTCATGTGTGTCTACGTCTGCCACACCTAAGTTAAAAATGTCAAAATCTGCCATGTCTTAAATACTTTAATTTTGTTAATACTTTAAATTGTTTATCTGTTAATTATATACTGATATCTGGAAATGTTTCAACGATTCATAGTTAAAATAGCACCTGATTCATCTTTATATTGTTTGTCATCTATCTTTGATAGACCTGATTTAGCGAGTAGGATTTCTTTTTCTTGTTCAGAAATTTCACCTAACTTGACTAATTTACTTAGAGCTTTATAAAAACTAAAGTGATCAGTTGTGTTAAAAGAATTCATCTATGATACATTTTAAATATTAGTACATGTATTATATATCTCTATTTAAATTTGTTTCAAGACTATTTTAAATTCTTTTTAGTGTGTACTTGAAAACTATTTTAAATTATTTTCAGTAATGCTGAAACAATCCAGTACCCTGACAATATAACTTATGTCTTTAAGCCTGAGGGTAAAATAAGGTTCTTGCTAGATGATTTAAGAAATTCAAGGTCTCTTTTTACAATTATTAAAATGGCATCTGGTCATGTTACCTCCACTTCCTTTAAGATTACAATGTGGACATGTTCTTTGGATATACTTAAAACCTGTAAGTGCTTTTGAAATATTATTACAGTGTTCTTTTGTTTTTTCTTTATTAGTAAGAGACTTTGATAATTTATTTCTAGATTCAATTGACATGATTTGTCCTTTACTGGATTCTGACATTTTTTTCTTAGTACTTTCAGAATGAGTACTACCCTTTTTAGAGTTAGATAATTTATTTCTAGATGAATCTGGCATAATATATCCTTTCCTTGCCTTAGATATATTATTCTTATGCTCTTTAGTTAAAGTTTTACATTTACCGATATTGGATAATAGTTTTTTTGTAGATTCGCTACATGGTACTCCTGCTCTATCAAATCCAGTTGAAGTTTGGTTATATTTATTATAAAATGATGGATTAATTTTTACATTAAATTTTTTATGTAATTTTATTTCTAATAAAATAGCATCATTTCTATTTTCAAATGTTGAAATTATTTTCAATTTATAATTATATGGATTTTGCTTAAAATCATTTTTAAATTCTAAATCAGTTGAACTAGTAAAATATTTAATTCCTAAATCTAATTCAGGTTTTATAGATGAGCTTCTCATCCCATAATAATGTTTATTCTCTATAAGAGATGTAATCCGGTACACATAATGATATAACATAATAATTAGTCTATTTTTAAAAATAATATAAGTAATCTAACAGACTAATTGTTAGAGTGGTTTCGAACCCATTGTCCTTATATTATTTATATATCTTTACTATTTGATGTAAATATTTCCTGTGCAAGTGAGTTTAGGAAATATGCATCTACTAAGTCATCCATTGGTTTAGGTACATTCTTTACCTCTCCGATGTTAGCTTTACAGAATGCAAGAAGAGATGAGGTCTCTAACGAAGAATCATTAAGAATGTTTTCAAGAAATCTGGTCCAAAGCTCATCCTTCTTCATGTTACCCTTGCCTGCGTGCTTCTTAATTGTTGATGGTGCAATGGTCATCATTTCCAAGACTTCAAGTCTCGACATCATTTCCATTTTAAGGATTGCTGCGCCGGCAGCCATGTCAATAATATTATTAGTTCCTGCAGAAGAACCATAAGAGGATCCTTCAAACGCAATAACAAAAGGAGAATCATTACCTGTGATTTCAATAATCATATCAATAATGTCCCTAGCAGTCTGGGTATGTCTTTGGATTTTAATCATCTCACCCTTTGAATAAGCCTCATTGTTTGTCCAATCAGGTTGATGCGAGATTTGAGTATCTTCAAGCATATTAAGTTCCTCTTGAAGTTGTTGTTCCTTTTTAGTTCCAGTCTTAGGCTTTAAATAACCAATAAAATTGTACTTGTCATTTTTAAATACACAAATACCAGGGGAATTAAGGGAAAAGTCAATTGTTACGAAATTCATTTTATAATTTTTTACCAAGAGAAGCACCTAATGCGGCGCCAACTAATCTTGAAGTTAACATATCATACATTACGCCTGAAGTAATTCCAAGAATATTTGCAATTGTTTTACCTACAGTTTTTCCAAGTGCAAAACCTGCAAGTCCACCAAAAATACTTCCTAAAACACCTTCATTAGTAAGTTCATTATTAAAAGATTCAACATTGTAAGTTCCATCTTCATTTTTATAAGTTGATGTAAACTCTGCGATTGCAGCATCCACCTTTGCCTCTAATTCATCGGTCCACTCAGTTTGAAGTGACTCAGTTAAAATAGCAAACTCATTATCTGTAACGTCCTGCTCTTTAATATAATCTATAAATGTTTTCATAATCTATATATCTTAATCTATTTCTAATACTATATTGAATTTATTATAGTAGAAGTTTAAGTCAAATGTAGTAAACTCTGCAATATTGGAACTCATATTTAAATCAAGTTCTGAAATAGAATTCAATATTGGTTTTTCAAATACAGCACTCATAATATGAATACCTTCAGCATCCATTATTTGTAGTTTAACATCGTTTAACCATGGTTCTTTAACTGCCTTTGAATAATAATATAGTAAAGTGTCCTGCATTATCCAATAATTAATATAACCATCTAATAATTGTAGTGTAACTTTAAATTGTCTATCAATTGTATTTTGTAATGGAATAGAACCTCTATGATATGTAACTGTTCCGTCATTTGGTGAAATTTCAATCGGGTCAAATGTTATTCCAGGTAGATTAACACCCTGAATTGAATAGTTGATAAAGTCAATTGGTTCAGTTATTAAATTACCTGGCATTCTATTCAAATACTTGCGATACTTGTCGGCAACCTCCTTAGGAATAAAGGTCCTAGGGAATTTGAAATTGAATAAATTATTTCTACTGTTTAAAATCATTATACAATGTTAACGTTTCCATAGTACAATAAAGATTCTGTACCACCATTTTTTATGTTAATATAAAACTTGTCAGCGTATTGATTTGTATCTGATTGGTCAAATCTGTTTGCTGTACTTTTTGCAACTTTAAAGAAAACTTCTCCATTACCCATATCCACTCCTGGAAATGAAGGGTCATGTGAAATTCTTTCTTCGATAGTTCCGCTCTTAATAATTAAAACCATGTCTTCTGCATTTACAAGACTGATAGCATTAAGAACTCCATCTCCAGGTTTTGCAACTTTAAATTTAATAAAGTTATCTGAAACCTTAGATAATGTAATTGTTCCCTGTCCCTCTTCATCATATCTAATATCAGCTGCTGCGGTAATATCAGCACCATCTATTGTCATTTTTGTATTTGCCGCTAAGATTCCATAAGTATCGAGTGCAACTGGAACGTATTTAGTTTCTCCAATGCTTGGTCTTATTGAGTTAACAAATCCATTTATCTCTCTATTAGCTGATGTATTTGGTAATGTATTGTAAACTATCGTTGGTGTAAAACTTGAATTTAAATTTAACTTCAATAAATTCTTGCCATACTTTTTAGGTTGTCCATAAATCAATGAAGCTACCTTTAATATTTGAGTATTGTCAGTCTCATTATAAATTCTCATGTTAACCGTAATTGTAAAGTTACTTGAAATAGATGAGTTCATAATAACTGGTCTAAATACTATCACCTCATCAAATTGTGATGTTTGTGTAAATGTATTTGAGAAAGTGTTAATATAATTAAGACCAAGTTGTTCACTTACTTGTACTTCATAAAAAACCGTTAGGTCATCTCCTGAAGTTTGCATTCTACTTGTAACATAACTTTCAAATCCTGACTGTGAACCATCTTTAGTTCCAAATATTTCAAAGTAATCTCCATTGTTTGAATGTTGTACGTTCACTGCAATATCTACATATTCGTCTTCCTGTGAAAGTGTAACTGATTTTCCCTCAGCTAAATTAATATAATCATACCCGTTAAGTGTAATTACTTCACTGATTAATTTAAAATCAATCTCATAATTAACAGTAGGGTTAATTGCATCATTAGATCCTGTGGTTCCAAAGAAACTTTCTTCAAACTCTAAGTTTTTAGTTGGGTCATACATGTTAACCAAAGTTGGAACTTTAATCTCAACATATTTTGAGTATGATGTGTCTCCTAATATGAATGGGTTTGGATTTTGAATCTCAAAGTTAGAAGAGTTTAAGTAAACGGTAGAATTAAAGTAATTATAAACTCCTGATTCTCTTTTAATCTTTGTTTGAAATAAGAATCCATCATAGCCTCTACCATAAAATGAATAGCCAGTTCTTAAATGAAGTCTTATCGTATCATACCAAACAGCATTAACTGTTATGTTAGGAACCACTGTTAAATTACTTGAATTTGTTCCTAACCACTCAGTAGAATCTAAATAATCTAATGAGTTATTTAATAATGCATATGTAGAAGGGTTATCAGTTGGAACTGCATAATATCTTCCAGACTCTCCTGGCGCAGTTTTAATGTCATTTCCGGTTTGTGCTTCTGGAACTGAGAATAGAGAACTTGCTCTATTTGAAACTTCTATTTGACCACCAATAAATGTAGTACCGGCTAAATCTTCATATTCATACTGGAAATTTCCATTAGTAGTTGGTGTATAAACATAAATAGATCCAACTAAATATCCAGCTCCTCCGGGAATATTAAATCCCGTAATATTATCAATACTTAAATCTGTTAAATCGAATTTATATGTTTTACCATTTCTAAGTAAAAGTTGTCTACTCGCAAACTGATTAATAACAACGTATCCGCTCGTAGTAGTTACAGTAAACTCAACAACATCAGCACCAAGTTCGCTAATTAAGAATCGCGAAGCACTATCGTCTCCATTAACCGTGTTTAGGTATTTAATTTGAGTTCCATTGTTATCATTTTCAATCTTAACCACATCAGGGTTTGATTGGTCATGATAGATGAATTCTAATAATACATCTTCGTCTATTCTTAAGAATCTTGATGATTTTGCCATTTCTTTATTGTTTTTTAAAATCTAAGCCATTTTGGTGACCACATTAGTCCTATATTTAATGATGGTCCCGGTACAACCAATCCTCCACTGAGGTTTAAACCATATCCTATTCCTATGCCCATTGACCAGCCTGCTTGTTTCTCGTATTTTTCATTTAGTTTATCATTAACTAAATTAATGTTTTCTATATTTGTAAATGTAACTCCAGGATAAGGTGTACTTATTCGCAAAGAGTTAACTCCGTTTTCATTTAGGATTGCAGCCTTTAATTCCATTCCCTGAACAAAATCAAATCTACTTGATCCCACTGTTAATATATTTGTTTTACTGTTTCGTAAAACTCCTATGTCTCCATTAAACCTTCTCCAGTTATATTTATCCCAATTTTTTTCATCTGAAATTTTAATGATACTAAGTGTGTCATTAACTGTAATAACATTGGTCTTTGCATTAATGATAGAATCTTTAATTTTAATCTCAGCCTTTAATAATGCGTTAACATTTTTAAGATCTTTATCAAGATTAAGAGAACCTTGATATATTGCAATTAATTTTTTGTTTGCCTCGGTTAATGAGTTTATGTCAAATTCATATGTTCTTTTTGATGCTACTAATTCTCCATTCTTGTTTCTTTCAATTTTGATAGTATCTTGACTGGCCTTATAGTTATTAAGTTCTCTATCCGATACTATTTTAATCTGTTTAATTTCTCTCTTTAATTTAGAGTTTGAATTACATTGATGTAAAAAAAGCAGGATAAAAATTATAAGACCAATATATAAAATATCAGTCTTTGTTAGTTTTAGATTTTTTATCCAATTTATTATTTTATAAATGTATATCATTCTCGATTGTTTTTAATATTAAACAGGTGACTGTGTTGATAGTAGATTTTGAGAATTATATGTAATATATCGAGTAACATTAGGTACACCATGTGAAGAAACCGTCAATGTCAATGTTATAATAGTAGCTGCTCCATTTAATACAGCAGATACAGAATATCCTTGTGAAACTAAAGTAAATGTTGGAATTCCCAGCCAATAATATGTATTAGGCGCCTGAATTTCTATGTTTACTATACTGTAAGAACTTCCTTGCATTGCAGTGTAATTAACACTAACATTTGGAACGTTTGGAACTCCAGTGTATATATCATCAAACACATAATAGTTAATACCTGTAGGTGCTTGCCCTGTTCCTTTATCTGTCCAATACATATCAGGTGTCCCCAAGTAAATTATTTGCGGAAGTTTCTTAATAGTATATGAAGTCCCTATCGCTAGGCCAATACTTTGACTTGTTGTTGTAACAGTACCCTGAACTAAATAAGTAGATCCAGTGATTATAGAAGCACCCATTGAAGTATCCGCTCCGCCTATGATAGCTACCTCCGAATTTGATAATCCCGCAGATCCTTGACTATTTATATCTATAGAACCTGGATTATCGGCAATTGTGTATGAGAATGAATTTAAGTCTGGAACAATATGTATAGATTCTCCATCTGTCCATGTTTTTCCATTACATAGGTACCATCCCGCATAATCATTGATTCCTCCCCCTACTCGGATGGGAATTGGTAAATTAAGTTGAGGTAAAATACTTGCGTCAATCGTTTCTTGATTAATAAATTTTGCATTGTTTGCAAATATAGAAGGTAACATTGAAATTATAGTGCCGTATGGAACTGTTCCTCCAATTTCATTTTTAGTCTTAAACACAACCTTCCCGGTAGCATTGTCTGATACTACTATTTTACCAACACCTGCGCTTGGATCTGCAATCGTAAGTTGCTGATTAATCACAACAGGATTATTATAAACTACATTAGTATTATACGTTATTTCAGTGTCATTTACTATAAATAAATTTACACCCGTGATATTACTCTTAAATATATGTTCACCCGCATACCAAATAATCTTAGAATTAGTGGCGTTTGCAAATGCCATTGTAAACGTATTAATAGGATTTAATGGATTTGAATTATCATTATCCATTATAAAATCAAAGTAATTATTACCAATCGCATCATTTGTAAATCTTAGATTGGCAGCAAAGTGATTTTTTCTATTAATAATCCATTGATATGGAGATTGACCTGCATTTATAGGTTGTGTCTGGTTATACTGTGGATCTGTTGACAAAAATCCGATACTGACAACAGGTGGATACAACATTGGAATTTGTGCAGTTAAATCATGAATAGGCAATAAAGTATCTGCATTTAAATTTCCTGGAGTAGAAATACCTTGAATACTTTTCCAGTATGTTGTTGTAATAGGTCCATCGATTCCTTGAGGACCAGTAGCTCCTTGAAATCCTTGAGGACCATTAGCTCCAGTAACTCCCTGTGCTCCAGTATCCCCACCAGGTCCAATGGGTCCTTGAGGTCCACCTCCATTAGCAACCAACTGATCAAAGTTATAATTAACCTTATCCAGTTTAATATTATCGCTATCAGAACTGCCGATTTGTTTAAGATTTATTGCCATCTGTATTCTATATTTATATTATATATTCTTTTAATTTATTATAGAGAAGTATTATGTTTATAATGATGTAGGAGACTGTGTTGGTGCCCCATTATCTCTCCATATAAGTGTTGGTTTCTCTAGATATATGATATGCACCATTCTAGTTACATATGATGGAATTGTTCCAATATTTCCCATTGTGTTTGGAATTATTGAAGTATCATTTCCGCTCCATGTATTTGTGAAACTAACATCGTATGTTCCAACATTATATGAACCCGTCAAAGATATGTCATAGCCACCTATCATTATTGGATCATTATTACCGGCCCCTGTAACAATATATTGACCTGCTCCATTCGGCGCAATACTATAATTAAATGAATTTAAATTTGGCACAAGATAACTTAAACCTCCCCCAACTAAAAACCAAGTATTACCGTTGCATATATACCAACCTGCATAATCAGTTCCTACCCTTCCTCTACCCCATCTAATATCTAATGCACTAAGATTTGAATTAATTGATTCGGTTAGATGAAAATTATTTGAGTTAAAATCTGATTCTCTAATAGATATTATCGATCCAATTGGAAAACTTGGAAGTACATCTGTTTTCTTTTTCCAACTTACATTTCCAGCATTATTATCTGCAGTTAATATGTAATTCGTTTGTGCATTAACGTTGTATGAAAATGAATCATTTGAGATTGTTTGATTTGATGGGTCTTCTAGAAATGCGTTCACGCTTGTTACCGCCCCGTTATCATCTACTATATGAGATACCCCTGATATGGTATTAATGGAACTTATCCTGGCGTTATGGATAATTTTAAATCCAGGGTCACCTGAGACTATTTTACCAACTTTAAGTTCATAATCTTCAGTTAACATGAAATCTGAAACCCTAGAATCATGTTGGAGTCTTAAATTAATTTTAATACTTTCAGGGGTTGCAGTGTTATTTATGTTTGATCTAACAACATATTCACTATATAGTGAAGGTGTATCATATTCAGTGACATCATACGCACTTGTACCTATTTTCATTACACTTGGTGTGTATTGTATTCCAGACACATTATATGGTTTTGGAAACAAATATCCTGGTGTTGTAATACCGTGTGGAAAATAAACCCAATCGCTTTCAGCTCCAGCTCCAATAGGACCCTGTGCTCCATTATATCCTTGAGAACCTTGGGATCCTATCGTTCCGACAGGTCCAAAATCACCATCAGGGCCTATTTGTCCTTGCGGCCCATACATACCTCCACTGGAGAGCTGATAAAAATTATAATTAATTTTATCTACTTTGTCGTTAGACCACCATGTCTGGCTGTTTGGATCTAAGTCACTCTTAAACAATTCTTTAATATCAATCATCAATTATGCCTGTATTTTAACATGTATCTTAAAATTATAAGAGTACCCGTGCCTTTTATTATATATTAATCTAAAACTCAATCCATCGTTTTGATAATTTTGAATATTGTAATTACTCAACAATTTAAATCCACCATCGGTTAATTCTGAAATGTATTTAGTAGAATAGAAATATGTTGTTATATTCTTCTCTTCTATTCCATATATTGATATATTGTCAATAATGAATCTGGGTACAATGTTGTATTCTGAGTATATTGCCAAATCGTCGTTTAATGTTGTTTTATCTCCAAATGAATTTTCAGGTTTTACATATTTCTTAAATTTAGCAGAAATTCCATCCTCTATTAATTCAGTAAGAATTGCATCTACCAAATAAACATCAATAACAACCTGATCTTCATTTTCATACCAATGGATAGACTCTGTATTTAATTTGTTAAGTCTAACTTTATCTAAAGATTCAATAGAAGCCTCTTCCGTGCTAGTGTATCTCGTAATGTCATACGTATTTTTAACCTTCATGATCGTAGAGGCTAAGAATGTTTTCTTTTCAACTGGACTTAATGTTCCATTTACCAATTCAGTTAAAGAACCTGCAAGTGATTTTGTAAAATAGTCACTAGCGTACTTGGATTTAAATACATTGATTTGTTTTTTATCAATAGCAACTTCTCCAATTTTAGGATATAAAGGTGGTTTGTCTGAAGTTTGAGATAACTTAAGAATGTTCTTAGAATCCTCGGCGTTTACCTTATGAAAAAAGTAGTTGTTAATATATCCATATCCATTGTCTATTAATTTGTGAGAATCAAACGCAATTGAAGACCCTTCAAATGTGTTATACATCAAAGCGTATCTTACATCATACGATTGTAATGGAACTACTTTATTTCTATTCCATGTATTCGAGAACGTAATTACAGAGTTGAATAATGGATTATATGATCCGTTCATTCTTCGTAAAATCGTAATGTAACCCCCATCAGTTCTTTCCGATATAACACTACCAATCTCTCCTGAAGACAATTTATATGCCTTGGGTCTATCTGGATCAGTCTCTGACCTTATTAATGATGGTTTGATAATATCAGCACCAGATTCTATAGTTAGCACATAATCATTAAGAGTGATGTCACCGTTTAACGTAACTGTAATATAATTAACATCACCCGACTGGTTGAATCTCTTTGCAAAATTATAAGCATTGATTTCATTTAATATAGAACCAAATCCATTACTACCTCCTCTAATATATGTGAAAACGCTATTAATAGGAATTAATGAAAATTGACTAGGATTTAATCTAGTCTCACTGACATCAATAGTATTCGTCAAATTGTCCCATAACCATGGCCATCCATCTATTAAAACACTTTCATCATTTACAACGGAGATCACCTTAACACCATATGTGGATCCACCAGCATCAAACGTTATCCATGAATATTCTCCAACGTTATCAACCATGACATACTCACTAAATTTAGCAGTACCATCTAATACTGAAAACTGCGAAGCGTTTAATACCCATTCGCCGCTATCAGACGGGCTGGCTACTGAATTACTAAAATCGATAAAGAATGGAATATTAGTGTCAAGTATTTCTCCACCTACCTCTATATCATTTAACGTATACAACAAATATCTGTCAAGAAACTCGGCATCGTTTTCCACCATATTAAGTTCAATAAAAACACATATAAATTTAAACTTGTCATTTTTCACTGAGTATACTTTAATCTCATTGCTAGTTATAGCGTTTCCTTCGCTATCAATTACTTTATTGTAGTTAAAAACAACACCAAACTTATAATCACTAACACTTGAATCCGATATAAACTCAGTCGGTGAGTCCTTTGTATTTTCCTTTCTCCTTAAATAAGAATATCTAAGACCTCTAAAAACCGCAGATGCATTTCTTTCTATATTACCTGTATCAAATTTACTCCAAAGTCTTTTGAATGTATTGTCTACCCATAAATCATCAACACCTACATAGTAACCATTCCAATTAAAATGTCTTTCAAAATAATCAAAAGAAGTGTCCTGTAACTTATCTACTGTTATTCCTCCATCGTCTGCAAAATCAAGATAGTTATTTAAATTTATTTGATCATTATAGAATGCCGCTGGAATTTTATTAATATGGAAATGTTCCATGTTCATATATTCTACCTTACGTTGTGAAGATATTTCAATATTTGGGGAAAGGTTATCTTCGCCAAATGCTTCGTTTACATTTAGGATATATGGAAGGTTTCTTGCATTTGAAGAATTTTTCAACTCAAATTTACATATTGTAGGAACAACTCTACTTAATACCGCAGTCTCCTTTAATTGATTTTCATTGAGTCTATCATACTCATTATCTATTGGGGCTTGATTTATATTTTCATCAATCTTCTCTGCCTCTAACACACTATTTAAACCATCGTAAAATGTTGAAAGATCTACCAGTTCTTGTGACGGTGTGCCTCCTTCGACTAATGGGGGTATGGTGACATAATGTTCGCCATATACTAAATCACCTAAGTCAGAATTTCTTGTTGAATAAAAATCAAAGTCAAAGTCTTTAAAGTCATATGCAGAAAATCTACCATGTGAAGTAACATATCTTTCGTAAACCTCAAAGGTATTATCATTTGATAATTTAACAGGTGTGTCTAAGATTATTCTATATAAACTTAAATTGAATGGATCTTTTTCTATTTCTATAATTTGTATAAAATTATCAGTGTCCTTTCTTTTAACCCATTCACCAACGCTAACATTTCCTATTTCCTTTTTATCAACCAAGACACATTGCCCCTCTATAGATCCACCTGTCATTGTATATATTAACCAATCACTGAAAACCGTATTTGTAGTTAATGGAACAATTGCATCGACTAAACCAATATCATTTAACTCTGCGTTATCAACATGAATAAAGTCCACTAAATTAAGATTGTAAATCCCAATAGCATTCTGTCTTCTTCTATTACCTGCAGAATAATCTTCAATCACAACAGAAGTTCCATCCACACTTGTTTTATATGTCACTATCTCTCCATTTCTAATAGAAGCAGAAATTGCCATAGCAATTTGCTGTAAGCTTCCTTGGTTAGAAAACTTATTACCATTTGCTCTTCCTGGTAAAATTGATCCATCAGCTATTATAGCATAATCCCCTAAATTATATTGAGAAATCTCTAATTCGGTTTTATCACAGATAAAAATTCTATCATTATTTGATGGAACCTGTGTTACTGTTATTTTAACAAAACCTCTAGGGTTTGGAGTATCTTTTAAAGCAACAATGCTTTTTCCATTCTTTGCAAATCCAATAAATTTATCAGCTCCAACTGTGTTGGCTGCAATTATCAATTTATTGTATGGTAAATTACTAACACCCTTTAAATTATAAAAAGAACCCTCTTTGTCCTTTACCCATTTTAATTGGGGAATAGCAAAATCAGACTCCAATGGAAACATATTAAGATGAGTAGTTCCTGCTGAATCTACATCATATATTGTCGTATAACTATCCTCATTAACATTAATAATTCCTGACGATGTCATACCTTCGCTTGAAAAATAACCTTCATCGATTGCATCTGCATAAATACCAAAGTATCTATATATTTTATAATCATCTGCTCTGTCATCGTCAAATAAGAATTCCAAGTTAATAATATTCGCAATTGCAATTTGATTTCTCTCAAATCCCTGTGTGATAATTTCGTTACTAAAAATCTCAGGGTAATCTACCTGTGTGTAGTATTTATCAAGCTGTTCTGCCTTGCTTGCAAATCCACCGTTTGCAAGATCTATTCCATTAAACGTGGATTGGGATCCTTCGTTAAAATTTATGGAAAGCGCAGAAATAGGAAACATTTTATCGTTAACATAATTGTTTAAGTATTTTCCAATGTTTGAATTTTTACTTAAATCAAATGTCTTAACAATAGTTGCGTTTTTAAGAAGCTCATTGATTCTATTATTCTGTCCTTTTACATTTTCTTCGTACTGTGCAGAATAATCGGTATCTTCGATTCTATATATAATAAAATTAGTTGGTATTTTCTTTTCTAACCAAATTGGAGCAAATATCCTGTATTGTTCATCATACAATTTTGTAGTATTATGTATAGCGCCATATTGATACTGGTCCTCATATTGAAATTTATAGTCTGAGAAAACAGTAATATCGGAAGTTTCTCGTAGGGTTTGATACTTTTCAGTAGAAGGAAGACCTCTATAGAATGCAGCAACGTCATCAGCATAACTTTCATTAGCTGATAACTGGTATTTTTGATATTCAATTCGTGAAAGTTCTTTGTTTGCTCTAAATGAACTTAAAAAGATTTCCCCAGTTGAATCAACCAATAACTTTACATTACTGGTTAACTTCGGGTTTGTTCTTAAAAGAGCAAATGATTTATCATCTATTGAACCGTTTGCAATATTAGTATTAATTGTAGCCATGTATAGGACTCTTTTTGTTTAGATTATATATCCCATGTATATTTGGGCTAATCTAAACCACCTATATTACCATGGAGTTATCTCAGGGTATGAGTAATTAATAGTGTTATCACTTAAGTATTTTCTTCTACCCCCTGCCCCTGTGAAATTATTGTTATAATTAGTTAACATAGAACTGGTGATATTATTTATATTTTTACCTTGAGTTGCATACTTTGCGTAAACTTCAACATCGAATTGGAAATCAACGTTTGCAATATCAATAATATCAATACCTACCTTTTTAGCGTATGTTAGGTTCGTAAATGTATTTGTAAGTACACCACCAATTCTACCAGTTCCTCCACTACCATAGTAATCTGTCATTCTATATTGGAAAATCAGATCAAGCGTAATTGTGTTTGCGCTTCCTCCTGGAATTTTCTTATTACCGTTTTTGTTAGCAGAACTAACTGAAAGTGAATCTAAATTAAGAGGTGAAACATATAGGAAAGAACCACAAGACCTTCCTCCTAATAGATATTTATCCTCGGGTGTAAACCCGTTTTTGATAGTAGATCTAGGTGCAAGCGTGCCTGCGCTATTAATGGTTTGTAGTAATCTAAACGGCGTTTGTTTTTTACCATGTTCATCTACTGCTCTTCTAGGTGCGGTTTTTGGCATTCCAACTAAACCATTACTCACAATGTCAATAGCGTCTATTACTCCATTACTTAATAGGGGATGATCCTTATGCATAAAAATACCATTACTATAACTTCCGTTACCTATGGTGTTTATTGATGTAACTTGCGGAGTTGAACCTACAAATGAACCTGCCCATATAAAATCTCCAGGTAATGTAGATATAGAATATGGAGTTATTGAAGCCCCTGTGAAGTCGGTAACACCGCCTGATATTACAGGGTTAGAGAAATAATTAAATGAAAGCCCGTACTCATATGTGTCATATCCAATACCAGGGTATGTTGTACTAGGATCTACATCCCCATCCAAGTTAATACCCTCATTTATCACATACAAATTATCATCGTTAGCAATGTTTCTAAATCTTGAATAAATGAATTGTCCCTTTAGTTGTGTAGACTGATCTGGACCATTATTGAAATAATCCTCAACCGAACCCTGTATATTTTGATAAACAACTGGAACTAAATCGTACCTAGCCTCTGTTGTGTAATATGAATTGTTGCCATATATTGGATCTATTGATGATACCCCAGTTCCAAGACCAAATGTCGTATTATCTGAAGATACTGGTACTGGTTTCGTGATGTCTCCTATGATTCTTGAAATTAATTCAAGGTCAGTTGCCTTGGTATTAGATAATTCAATCTTAAAGTTCTTAGTAACAATGGCTCCTTTACCGTCAGGTGTTGGAATCTCATTAACATAATATCCAGCGAACAATTGCACTGTGGTATTATTAGTGACAGGGGTAACGTTACCATCCTCGTCAATAATTCTTACAAGTAACTCACCGGTTGTCTTCTCGATCACGGCACGTAGACTCAGCACTTCATTTTGTAATGCTAGTAGCTTTTCATAAACGGTGATTGGTGTTTGTTGATCTGTTAAAAATCCAGAAGCAATTGTGTTCGCATTATGTGAATATGTTGTTTCGCCTGCAGTGAATGAATCCTCAACATGTTTGTAAATTCCAGCAGATTCAATGTCCTGTTTGATAGAAACCTTCAATGCATCCATCTCATTGGCTTTAATAACATTACCTAAAGAATCTGTGCTTATTTCACCATCAGGAAATTCTATTTTATTAATGTCAGACCACTCAGATTCAACTGGATTTGCTGGAAATCCTGCCTCTGAAATAGACTTAACCATAAATTCAACAATTTCACCAGGAACAATTGGAATGTCAAATGAATTGAAGTTAACTACATCTGCATCTTCTTCTCCTTCAATGATCCATTCATATTTTCCAGCATCATTCATTTTTCTTTTTCTGATAGGTCCTAAAACCTCAGTCCAATTTGAGAATGCAGCAGTTTTTTCTGTTTGATTTGTCGAATCAGTAAATGGTATTTGGTCTACAACTGCTGTTTTACCAGAAGTTGAAACATATCTATATCTAATTTTAAATTGTACAACTTCCTGTGAAATTTCATTACCAATTTTCTTTGGTTCAGGAATTGACCAGAATCCTCTAACTCTAAACTTAGGAGAAACTGTTTGCAAATCTGCAGATTCCGCAGATGATTTAATCTCTGCTACAATTGACGAGAATAATTTTGATTCAGATTCTCTCTGCCCAATTATTGAATTAAGCTCATTCGTATGTGTATCTTTTTGTGCACTTGAAGAAAACTTCTTAGTGTTTATTAAAGATTTTTTTTGCTTAATAGACTCGTCTAATTTTTTTAAAGATTGTTCTGTTGCAATCTTGTCAGATTTTAACTGTTTAATCTTTATGGTATTAGCATTATCAGTAAGGTGTTTGTTGACTTGAACAACCTTGAAATTATTAGTATTGATAACAGGTGAATCTGGCGTAATACCAACTGAACTTGGTGGAATATAATCCACTTTCAATGATTTAATGAATTGGCCAAAATCAGAAACTTGTTCTTTATAGTATTGTGCCAATGTCATTGTAGTTCCAGTAGTATCTGTAAGCTCTAATTCGTTTGAATAGAAGGCAACCCCTGGTGAGAAGTTTTCTGCCGGAATTTTAGAATTAGGATCAATTGGTTTAACAAACACAACCTGTCTCTCATTATAACCAACTTTAATCTCTATGTCAAGATTTGTATCTACATCTTTGTAAATTCCAAGTTGATTAACACCGATCTTAACAGATTCAGAACCTTCCAATAATAAAAGTTCTAATTGTGAAGTTGAATTGTCAATAGAAACGACCTGGTATCTTGTTCTATAATTACCTGAATTGATAATTAATGAATCACCTACCTTTAATGTTTCAGTATCTTTAAGCGATTTAGCGGAATCTGTATATGTTAATTTATTAACTGTATATAATTTTACTGTTTTGGTTTGAGAAACTCCATCAATAACATATGTCTTTTCAGCATTATCAACTTTAATAACATCTAAAGCACCTGTATATTGAATCATTCTCATCGGCATATCTAAAACATCTGCATCGACATAATACTTATATGGATTATCGGAAAGTTCAGTTTTAAATGTAGAGTAATCTATTCCATTTCCGCCTTTATATATTTCATCAAACGCAGTAAGAGATACAATGTCAGTTGAATCAAAAACAAATCTCTCAACATAAACCTTTTCCGTTTCAACGGGAATTTGACCAGTAACATCTAGGTTAATGGTTAATAGGGGGTTAAGAAAGTCCTCAAAGAATTCGTTTAGTTTTGTAGTAAATGTTGTTGGAGCAGCAAGAGATGTAATGTCCTTTGAAGGACCTTTTAATCTTGCTGTATGGATAGTTCTATAAGAACCATCCTTTAATCTAACATTTGCATCTGATCCTTCTAGACCGCTAATTGAACTAATATTATTATTAAGCCTTTCAATTTCTCTCTTCAAATATCCAAACGCTGGAATTTGAATAGTCTCCATTGTCCCTGTCTTACTATTATAAAGGTCAATAACCACGTTTTCCTTGTTCGTGGTTATTGCTTCATTAATTCTATTAAATGTTTCAAGTGAGTTAGTGTTTAACTCAAGAAACTGCTCAAGTAATTGTGATATTGAATTGCTAGCGCTCATATTATCTTATAATTTCAAGTTCGAATGTCTTGTTTATTTGGTCTACACATATTAATTCAACGTATGGTTTTTGGCTCATTAGATTTGATGTATCTAAGGTTGCTTTTAAAACCCATCCATTTTGTTTTTCTGTGTAAATATTAATTTTGTATACTCCTAATGTTGGTAGTTGATTCTTGAAAGAGAACTTAATCGTTTGTCCTTTTTTCCATGAATTAATACTATCGTCTAGATATATATTCAGATCTCCTGATAGTATTCCTGCATCAGTATTCACTCTTATTAAATTATCATAAGGTCTTACTCTTGTAATCATTCCCTGTGATGCAGTTAACGTCATATTAAAGAGATTGGAAGCGTTAACTAAATTACCAGTAGTTGAAGAGATAAAATCATATTCAAATACATCATTCAGTGTATATCCATAATTGGTATTTACTAATTTAATTGCATTTTGAACCGATTTGTCAATTATCATTCCATCTCCACCTGTTAAAACATCAGTATTATATTGTATTTCAGTTGGTATAACTCCACTAATGATCTGGTTAACTCTAGTATTGACAGATGTAATCATATCTAAAATTGATGTAGAATCTGCATAATTAAGAGCGGCATCCTCTAGGGCTGTCTCAAGTGATAAAACTCTAGCAGATAAATCAGCAGCTTCTCCTGAAGTCATTAATAAATCTTCAACGCTTGCAAGTCTATCAACAATACTTGCATATGCATTGTTAGCCTCAACCAATAATTTTGCTGCATTCTCAAGGGCAGTTGTAGTGTCCAAGAAGATGTCCATTGAGAACGTTGTAAAGTCATTAATGTTTGATTCAACACCAACGTTGTCCAATGAAGAGTTAAACTTAACATTAAGCTTAAGCGCAAACGCATTTCCATTTAATCCGGTAACCTCATTCGGTTTGTATTTTGTTAATTCAGGAATATACCATCCAGTTGAGTTAGGATCATCCTTAAAGTTATCTAAAAGAATAATACCATATAAATTTGTTGATCTGTTTGCAACATTTGATTTTGAATATATATCGTAGTAAACAAGTATTGCGTTGAATCTAAACTCTCCACCTCTTTTTGAATAATCTTGAAAGTTACTTAAAGCAGGGTCGTTTGTAATTTTAGTGTATATCGAAGAATTCCATTCAATTCCATAATTATATAAAGTTACAGGATCCATATCGATAGTACCTGTATTGTTATCTGCAAGCGATCCTAATGTGAGGTTAATATCTGGATGTGTTTGACCAGCTCTTCCATTTATGAATGAATCAGGGGAGTATGCTGCTGCGGTTGTGTTATAATTAGAAGATTTAAATAAAACTTCAGGTGTATATCCTACAGATGAAGGTACATTTACAAATACTTCGTTATATGTATTTCCAGCATAGTTCTTGTCATTTGAAACATCAATGTTTCCAAGGTACTTTACTACTCTATTATAATTATTACCAGTGTTTGTTGTATCTTCATTCTCGATTGCTCTTGAATATCCTGAAACAACTTGTTGAGTATTTGCAGGTTTAACTTCAAATGCACCTAAATGATGTAGCCATTTAAAAAAAATCTTCTCTGCGTCTGATGCATATATTGAAGGATCAAAATCATCATCATTTAAGATAAAGTTTTCAAAGTTCAATGCGTAGTTTTGTAATGTCTCTGCAAAATCTACGTTTGCATCTCCATTTGGAGTATATGGCGTTAATGTAGTTGCACCTTCCCACAGATTGCCGAACTGAATGTAGTTTTCACCACTTCCAGGTGAAGCAACAACGGGAATATCCACAAGCGCAAATTTAGAGTACTCAAAATTAATATCTGGGTTGTAATATGCTCTCGTTAAATCCCTAGCCGCGCCTGAAAATGCATACATAGTTCCTCCTTGTTCTTGAGGTATTCTTATTAATGGTGTTGCCATTTAATCTGTGTTTTATATTTTATTAGTATGTTACTGTTGCATTCATTGCAGAAACCACGTGGAATGTAGAAGTGGTTCCATTATATACAAATGTGATAGATCCGTTTTCTCCAACCTCAACAACCGTAGGTCCTTGAATGTTTGTTGCATCGAATGCAACTACTGGTGTAATTATTCCAGTACCTGTTAATACTGGTGTTCCATCAATAATAAATGTAACGTGTTGTCCATCTTCTGCTGCAGGAAGTGCAATTGCTGAAGCAAATGCAGTTGCATCCAATACATAAACAGAAGAGTCATATCCTACTGAAGGAATTACACTAATACTATCCTCTAATTTAGTAACTAATCCACTGTTTAACGTAACCTTATCATTAAAGATAGATGCAACATTTGCTGTAATATCTGTGGTAGAAACCAAAAATGTATCTATCACACCATTATTTACTCTCAAAGTTCCACCTTTAACTTCTCCTGTTAAGGCTAATGTTTGCGTTGTTGTGTTTAACACTGCTGCAAAATTACCAAGCTCGGTATTTAATGCATTGAAATTGTTATTAATCACAATTCTTGATGAGGAAACGCTGTCGGTTCCTAAAATCGTTGTTATACTTGCCATTTTAAATGATTCTTAATATATTTTTATTTATTTTGTTTTTATTCCCATTAACATCCTTTAATTCAAGTTCAACGGTGTAATCTCCTTTGTACTTGAATAGATATGTTAGCCATATATTACTATAATATATATCACCTACATTTTCGCTATTGTTTTTTAGCGTCCATTGTTGCGAAACGATACCTGGCATTTTAGTAGTATCATATGAAAATGTAACATGATTTAACATATTTACTTCCATATGAGAATCTATAATACAAATATCATTAAAATCTGGATTGTAACTTGTAAAATGAATCTCAGACCCGGTTACAATTGAACCACCCTGTGGATTATTAAATCCAACCTGATAAAAATCATGAGTTCTTGAAGGTTCCTCTCCAACCGCTAATATATAGAAACACTCATCCTCGATGCCATCTCCATTATTATCAATCAAAATTGGATTGTAATTAAATTTAGTTAATATTGGATGGGTAATAGGATCTAAGTTATTAAGTTCATTCGCAACTGATTGCCACCCTGCTAAATCGGTTGAATCCGAAGGATATGCTGTAGTTATTGTATATAAATCTGTTATGTCTAAATTAGTTCCCGGATCTACTTGTTTTATTTCAAACGCATATCCATTTAAATATCCTTGATCTTGTCTAATATCAAATTTAAAGGATGAATTTATGTCAGCCCCAACTCTCATCATATTCCAGTTAACTTCAGATCCATCATTCCATACATGGGTTCTAAGTTCTTTCCATTGATATGGTCCAGGTGTTTCGCTAAACCCGGTGATTGAATTACTATCAACATATCTTCTAACTGTTGAAAACTCTTCACCATCTTCGGCGTCATGGACGTAATTTGCCCTGTCAAGGGTTAAATAATATGTAGCAATAATACTATCAACATCCGCTGTATTTTCTCTAGACCAATCCCAATCACTTCCTGCTTTACCCCAATCATAATTGTATTGATTCCAGTTTAATTGTGGAAGCATTCTTTGGAATAGTCCATATACTTCAACATTCTTATTTTTAACTTCAAAGTAATTCTCTTCTCTCCAAGAACTTCTTACATTGTATAAATCAAATATAGCAAGTTCTACTGAGTACATTCCAGTAAACGGTAAAACCACAGGGAATTGTTGGTAGCCTGGGTGAAATACATCAAAGGCATCCCAATATCCAATCTTACCTCTAAAGGTTTTCAAATAATTGTTAGGACCTTTAACTACCCATTCCATTTCATAAATACCCTGATTCCACCAATTGTTCCAAGTTAATAGATGATTTCCAGTGTTATCTGCGTCCATGTAAGTGAATTCGGCTGAATCCCATGAATCTATAAATGAATCTGCATTTAATACAACAGGGCAACCTACAGGTATGCCTGTCAATGTGTTAAAGGTAGACATGTCAGTATCATAATATCCATTATAATAATCGATAATTGATTGTGCAATTTCTTCTCTATCAGTTTCACCTAAAGCAGCAAAGTCCTGATTAATTCCAGTAAGTCTATAATCTACTTTTCTAAGATCTTCAATAAATAATTGTCTCTTCTCTGGAAATCTACTAAACTCTACGTTAGAACCAGCTTCCTGTACTTTAATACTATGTTGGTTGGTCCACACATTTTGATTAAATTGAGAAAAGTAATCTCCCTCTCCAGTAATATCTATGATTTTAGCCTGTAATGGTAGATATTGTTTTTGTAGTTTATTCTTTAATCCATATAATTTAATTAAAACCTCATCAGGAGAATAGTCAGTAGATTCCTTTACGGTTGGGATATCCCATTCGTCAACTCCTCCATCTGCCTCATTTAATCTATAAACTAGTGAGAATCTACTTGTCTTTTTAAGGTTAGAACTTGGTAGTTCATTGCCCTTATTTTTGTCTGCTAAAAATCCAACAGTGTCCTGTCCTGGAACTGCAACTGCTTTTAATTTTCCAAAGTTCTCACTCTGTTCATTGATATTTAGCCAATATTCTTTAATTGTTATTTTATCATAACCAAAGAAATCTATCGCATTTAATATTGCTTTGTAAGTTCCAATAAATGGCTTGATTTGGCTGGCCTGTAATAATAACTCTTTGCGTTTTTCATTCATTAAAATCCAGTCTGGAGATAACTCCTTAATGTCTGAATCTTTTAATATCATATAATCTTCTGGAGTAAGAGTCATTCCTATATTTGATAATAGGACCGCAAGCCTTTCATCTTCCTCTTCAGTTTCTCCATAAATTCGGATAGTTGCAACTAAAGTATCAACACCATCAACAACCTCTGTAATATCAAGAAGTCTGGTGTGGTAATTGTCAACATTACTCATAAGGGCAATGTTACATTTAATAGGATCCATTGGAAGAGTTCCTCCAATTATTTTAAACCCATTAGTATTAGTACCAACTGCAACTCCAGCATCTAATAGGCTAGAGCTTTGTTCTTCGATCTTTTTAATTTCTAATCTACCATCAACTTCGCTTGCACCATACATAAAAATGTCTTCACTAAATTCATATCCACTAAAGAACTTAAATTTAAATGAAGTTGGTAAAGCATTCTCTGAAATTGGTGTAGTATACTTGGTGTTTCCCAGCTGACCTTGAACTTCCTCCAATATATAAATTGTAAGAGTTTCATATAGTCCTGTAGAAACCGCTGGTAGATAACAAACACCCTCCCATATATTCGTATCGGAATTATATAGAAGGTTTAGGTCGTTTGATTCACTATCAAAAAATCTTAATTTATTATATGCCATTTTTACTTAACTTTTTTGTCTCCCTTTTTGTGAGTGTAAGACTTATATGATTTTAGATATGTAACTGAATCAACCCAGTCTGCAATGACATGCTGAATCATAATAACAAAATCGTTCATTTGATTGTTTCGTTGGATGTATTTAGAAACAGAGTTAATAAGAATATTGGTTCTATAATTATTACCAACATTTTTTCTTGCATCCATTGCTGATAATCTACTTTCGTAAGATTTTACTTTACGTACTTTAAATAAATTACTAAATAAATCCATTATATTGCTTTTCTATTTTGTGCTTGTATTCTACTGAATATTGTGTTAGGAACTGCAGGCTCATCAAAGTAAATTGAAAGTGCTGCCATCTCTCCCATTTTTACGTCATCTAAAACAGTAGAACCATCTCTATCTTTCCATCCACCTCTAAATAATGCAACCTCTTCTTTTTCTAAAAGAATATCTCCAAACGAATCCAAGTTAATTACATTCTCAGGTAGAGCTTCTCCTTGTGCAAAATTAACATTTGTCCTTGTAACTGTTCTCTTAAAGAAAACATATTTTTGTTTGCCATTTCCTATTTCCTCAAGGACAGGTGTACTTGGAGTCACTGTAACAGTTTCACTGATATAATATCCATTTCTCCTTGCAGTTTCTTCAGCCTCCGAAACAAATCTTACATTTACTGAATCAATACCTTCAACACCCTCTAAAAGTGCAATGATGTCTGATTTTGGCAAACGATCTCTTCGTGTAATATTAATTAAATAGTCTGAAATCTTAGAACGAATCGCAGTGTATAAATTTGTTTTGTCATATCCTTCAAAATATCTAACCTTAACATCCATTCTAAAGAACTGAACCTTAGGCTCAACTACCTTTACTTCAGTTGTAACCATTTGTTGCCCTGATTTTTCAAGTACATTTAAGATTCCATTGATCTCGCCTTCCGAGAAGAAAAACTCTTCTTGATTAAGGTTGAAGTAATCATTATTTTTAGAAAGTTTTCTGGCAGTGTCAGGGAGCATAAACAAATATATCACATTGTCATCGTCAATATAACCATCATCTGTTGTATTATAAACATCTAAGTATGAAAACATACCATATCTTGAAAGGAATGCCTCGTAGTTCTCTGGTGTTGCTAGAACAAAAGAGTGACTTTGCATTGGTGCAATTAACTTTGTAAGTTCAACCGATTCTGGATCAGATCCCATCACAGGAGCTGTCATAAACGATGATTCAAGCAATTGATTCAAGTTGTATGTATTTCCTAGTGAATCGAATCCTTCTGTTTCGAATTTAAAATTAAGATCTTTAGAACCAGATAAATTACCTTTAGTTCCATCTGTGATTAAGTATTCTACCTCAATAGTTGCTCCTTCTACTGGAATTTCTCCAAATGAACCATTACCAAAATAAATATCTAAACCACCTGAAATTCCTGTTTTAACCAAATATCCTTTGGTCCCACGCTTCATATCATATAGAGAATCATATTTAGTCCATGGTACACTATTAACACTTACTTTAACAGAATCATGGTCTGTATTCTTTTTAATAATTAAATTGAAAGATTGTAAGTTTTGACCAGTACCAGTAACTATTTGCTTCTCAATTTTACCCTGAATTACAGGGATATAAATATATGAAGGGTTACTTTTCTCAATTCTAAATTGATCGCTATTGGTTTTTAATAAGTATTGTAGATTATTTTTACTTGCTTTAATAATTGTATTTGCTGGAATATTGATGGCATCTCCTGCAATTTCGTTAAATGCGCTTGTGTTTAATCTAACTCTAATCTCTCCAACAGCTGAACTTCCTCTAAATGCGTCATGACCAGCAAGTCTCGCAAGCCCATATATTGATTCAGGGTTTTGAGCTGTTAATATGTTTTGTTCAACTGTTGCATCCTCAATATAAAAGAATATTAAGTTTGAAAGCTCTGCCAACACTTCGAGTATTTGAGCAAATGGTGAAGCTGTAGTAAATAACTCACCACCTCTACCATACAGTCTACTAATATATGTTTTAGTATCTGCCAACATTTCGCTAGCCTTAATTCTAGCGGTTGATAAAAATTTTAATTCTGCCATCTTTTTTATATTTTATATGTACAGCCCTATTCCATATCTATTATCAATAGAAATATCTATATAGACTGCGTTTCTGTCTGATTCTATGGTGTATTCAACATTCACACTTACCGGAAATTTGTTAGACAATGGTATCCATGTGGATATCGCATTGGAAACTAGTCCTTGTATCATGGTATCATTATACATAAATGAATATACATAATCATCTAAGTTCAAACCAAAATCAGGACTGCCTATTACTTCTCCCTTATTGGTGAATATTAATGTTTCTATTTGTGTCAACATTAATTGAATCTCCTCACCTGATTCCATTTGATCTTCATCAAAATTAGGATCCCCTATTGTTTTTATGTATAATTCCATATTTTATATATTCTTTTAAGAATGCATCATCCAGTCGGTACCTTCGTCACTTTTTATTTCTTCAATTACAGCTTCTAATTCAGCTTCTCCTAATCCTTGTATTAAATCAGGACTAACAGTGATATTACCAGGAAGGGCAAATCCAAAGATTCCTAATTTCTGACCTAATGATATTTTTATTTTTGCAGCGCAATATCTAAAGAATGCTTCATCAGAAAATAATGCACATTCAGGAATAGTTTCATAAACCTCTAAAATAACATCCCTTGTTGGGGTTTCTCCCGTGAATCTAAGCTCATGAGTTAGTTGATTATATTGATAACTCAATGGATTGTGAATAATTTGTCTAGCCAAATCAAAGAAACTTTCATTGATTACGTAGTACTGTAAATTCTCAGCAGCATCCGCTGTTTTAGAACCACCATACATTCCACCCATTAACATTCTTTCAACGGCAAAATCACCCTGTGTAAAGTTAATGTCCATTGAACCTCCCCAATTTGCTCCGGTTTGAAATAAACCATACACTGAATAAACTTCGTTTCCTCCTGTGATTGCATCCATAGCCGGAAGTGTAAAACTTCTAGTGTTTTTAAAATGATCCGTTGAAAATAGTGCAATTGGCAAAACCATGAAGTTCTCCCTAACAGAGTACTCGTAATTTTTATAGAACCATTTCTTTGCACGTTTGACAATGTTTTGTACCTCCTTTTTTGGAAGGTTCATCGGAATCATACAAGATCCTGTAATTTCATCTGCTAATTCGTTGACAAAGGTATTAAAGCACTCAGTATCCCATGATGGATCTATTAAGCTATCATCGTTTCCTACTAGTATGTTACTCATTATCTTATTTTTATTTTTATATTAATTTGTACTTAATGATTTCAACATCATTAAATTTTGCAAGTTTTTTATCGTATGTACCTTCTCTAAAAATACCACCATGCATTGTTCCTTTAAATACTCCTTTACCATATACATAACAATCGCTTGCAACACAAGATCCATGTACATATGATGTGTCTAATTTACTTGAATTCAGCTGAGTACTTGAATAAAAGTTACAATAGTGAATATCTGAACCATGAATATCACATCCATACATATCACATTCTGAGAATTCTCCTCTTAAGAAACATCCAACGAATTCATACCCATGTAAATCTACACAATACTCTAGTTTTCCACCAGATACCTGTATTCTCCCACTATCTGAATCATAATTAATGTGTCCTTTTGATAGGGTACCATGTGTAAACAATTTCATCACATGTTCTTTAACACTTGGCCAATAAAGATCTACTACCTTTGGGTTGTCATTTAAATCTACTGTAAATTTAACATGCTTCCAATTGTCTTTGATTGTTTTCCAATCCTTACGTGCGTCAATTATTCTTTGATTTTTAGAAATTATCTTCTTAAGTTCAATTGCATTCAATCCTGAAAATTCATGGTTATCTGTTGATTTCCATAATTGTAATATGAAGCTATCGACAAGATGTAAAATTTTAGTTGTTTTCTTTTCCCAATCAGCGCCACCAACATATCTAAACTCTAAATAGTTTTTATGTCTCTTTTCGAAATTGATACCATAGTATTTAGTATCTGGGTAGATGAAGTTTTGTTGGTTGATATATTTACCATCAAAGAAATATGTGTCCTCTTTAGGTAAAACGAATTTGATTGATTTTGCGTATGCTGAATTCTCTCTCTTTGGAAAGAATTTAAAAACCTGCTCCTCGTTAAAATCTAGAATGAATTTAAGAGTATTCATCTTAGAGATTCTATATTTATTCTCTATTTTAGATTTGTCAAAGGAAATATTCAGGTGAATCGAGGAACGGTCATTAGTATATCCATTCTCTTCAATCCATTTACACACATCGATTATCATTAATCTTGCTGCAAAATATGGAAGAGCACCTGTAACAAGTTCAAGAAGCTTTGCACCTCCCGACATATCAGGTTCTATTTTAAATTCATCTTGAGTTACTTCAAAATCACTATGTGCCTTTATCTCAACATGTATCTTTTTGCCAAGAAGCTTTGCAATTTGATCTGCAGTTTCTTGAGCTGACAAATTTGAATAAAATTCAAATTCAACACCGACTAAGGCATTTTGCAAAATGTTTGCATCGTTTAGGTTATTCATTTACTATTAGATATATTAACTTACGTTAGGTTATATATCCAAGTAAATAACTACATCATAGAATCCAGTTTAGTTTGTAGTTTTTTAATTTGTTTAGTCCAATCGACGATTGATTGTTCTTTCCCGGTAATGTTGATTCTTTTCCAACTTTCTATTTTTTTAGCAATACCATCTTCCATCTCTTGATTGTAATATGCCTCGTCATTGTTGTAATTTTTGGCAGCATCTCTCTTTATAATCTCTGACCATGTTGGCCATTCATACCAATCGTTTTTATCTTTTAATATTTGAATGATTTCACTATCTGTTGGTTTTGAATTCATCTTAACATCTTCTAATGCCTTTGTAATTCTGGCCTCATATTGTTTAATGTCATTGTTTAACTTTTCAGCCTTAGACATTTTTTTAATCTTGTCAGAATATTCTTTCGAAATCGTAGAAGCTCCAGTTTTAGGAATGCTTGTTTTTGTAATATATCTATAATGAAGTCTTTGGATATTGTGACCACCTGCATAAATAGCTTCAGTCGCAAAATTATATGCAACTCCATCTCTCTGGATTTGTGCATTTATTTCAATATTTCCTTTAGCACTTTTACTAACGTTTAAAGAAAGTAAAGAATCAGTTGGTTGTGTATAAGTTTCAACAGCTTTAACCATATCAAAGATTAGATTAAGTCTTGCAGATTCTCTGTCATACTTAGTAAATTCTTGGTTGAATGTTTTAACAAACCATGTTTCAGTAGCAGCAACCATTTCTAAAACAGTAGGTTCTAATGCATCCAAAATAACATTAACAATATTATTTTCCTTTGATTCGTTTAAGAACTGTGAATATGTTTTAATTTTGCTCATACGTTATATATTTGTTTTTTTAATTATAATGTAAATATAAACAAAAAAGCCCAAACAAAAAAATGTTTGGGCTATTATTTTTCAAAAAGTTATTAACAATTATAGTTTTAAGAAAACTTTTCTTGTGTCAACTTCTATTCTTGTGATTTGTACAGTAATTGGACTGTTCTTTGTGAGTGAATCAATTTCTATACCCTCTGGCAATTCAGATATATGTAACAATCCTACAATACCATCTCCAATGTCTACGAATACACCATAATCTTTCACGGACTTAATGGTACCAATAACTTCAGTTGGGAATGATTTGTACTTTCCTGCAATTTCTTTCCATGGATCTACAGTTTCAACAACATCCAATTGAGTCAAAGTAATTTTAGTATCACTGATAATTTCTTTTACTTTGAATTCAATCTCATCACCGGGATTAATTTCTCTGGCTTTATGTTTTCTAGCCATTTCACTGGTTAAGTCATTAGCATAAATCATACCAGTTAAACATCCATCAAATTCAACGAATACTCCATATTTTGCAGAACCTGTAACATTTCCTTTTTTAGTTTCTCCAATAGAATTTCTAAGTTCTTCTACTTTACCAGGAATCATTGCCTGTAGGTATTTTCTATGTGAAACAATAACTGTTCCTCTTTCTGTCGAATAGCTCATAGGAACTACATACATTTGAGTGTTTAAGATAGATTCAAATTCTGCAAGTTTGTTAATTCCCGCAAGAGAACCTGGCATAAAACAATCCACTCCTTGTACATTTACGAAATACCCTCCGTTTGGAATCATTCCAGTCACAGTTCCGACGTATGCTGTTTTACCTTCTTCGATCGATTCTAAAATATCTCTAAGAACTGCAGCTTTAATTCCAGCATCAACAGATCCTAAGATAAATCCTTTGTTTGTTCTGTCACCTGATACTTCAACAGATACCTCAGTACCTGGTACTAATTTTGCCTTTGAAATTGCTGTCTCCTTTGCCATATTAACATAAACCATTTCTTTGTGGCCAATATCAATTGAAGCCCATTCAACATCTACTGCATATACTATACCGCTATGTGTTTCTCCAGGGTTAACCGAAAATACGTTTTGGGTTGTTGTGAACGCATTTTCCATTAGGTTGTAAAGTTCTTGAGCGTAGGGCTCTCTTGAATAAACTTTGTGACCATTCTTTGTTTTTACATGAGGGTTTGGTTTTTTGTAAGCTGATGGACAATCCGCTAAGTGAGCATCCCAATCAAATCCTAATAAACCTTCATTTGCAATTTGTTTTTTTGACATTTTTTTTGTTTGTTAAAGTGTTAATAAATTATATGATTATATATATGTTTTTCTAGAATGTAAATGGACTAAATCCTATCATAGGAGTAACGGAAGTTCCTGCTGACAATTGGCCATTGTATATGAATTTTAAATCCTTTAAATGTTTTGAGCATGATACTGCAACTGCAGTTGCAACTGCTTTAACTGCAGTCTCAAGTGATGGATCTGTTTTAAACTGCTTGCCTGTATTCCATGCTCTTCTCAGGTCATCCGCTAGTCTTTGTTTATTACCATATGATATTGGAATAAATGTACCAGGGGAGGGGATGTTACATGGTAATATTGGCGGTGCAGGGTTAAATGGCTGAGTGGATGTCGATATCCAATATTTAATAATAGTATCTGCCATTATACAATATGCATCATTACCATTACAACCATCCGCTTGAGTCCTATTTGCGTCTGCAGTTTCATTGACCCATTGCCTCTTTAACGAATCGAACCTATCCCTCTCAACGATATATTGTATTTTTTTAGTATTAGATGCCTCACTGTCCTTTCTACGCAGATATTGGCCATATAATAGACCAGTTGGATCTAACAAATTATCCCTTTTATATTCGTTAAGACTTAAGTATTTGTTTTGTTGAGTATATACTAATGTTGTAATAAATGGTATTGTTAGCCATGCAGGAATTCTATCAGGGTATGTTTTGCTTTCTTCTTGAAATATTCTACTGTTTAGATTTTCTCGGAACGTTGTACCATTGTCCATCCATAATATCACTTGATCCTTGACCTTCGATATAAACGTATCAGGTTTATTAATATCTATATTTTCTACCCATCTTCTAAATTCTATAGTCCCGTCATTTTGGCCCAACACTCTCTTAGCAACTGCTATTACTCTAGTGCCTTCATTCATTTCCGGTACAATTTGTCGTTTGGCATTTGATTTAATTACAATATCCCCAGGTACTCCGTCTGGCATTATTACAATAGTGAGACTTTGATTAACATCCTTTAACTCTATTGTTCCAGTAGAATCTATTGCGCTATCAAAAATATATCTGTATTTTCCAGGTATCACTGGGATCCTAACTTTAGAGACACCCTGTAAATCCGTGGTGGTCTTTAGTCGCACTCCATTTAATCTATAAGTAATTTCATACGGTGCAACCCCATCGCCTCCAGTTACCTTCAGGGTAACTTCTGATGGTACCTTCATGTTATCTGTATCATTATTGGAAGTAACTCCAATTTCTCCAAATAGATTGGTCTCCTCTACTATATTTGGATTTGGACAAGTTGATGGAAAGAGCTGATAAAATAAAAAAGGTTCTATTTTGTTTTTATTTTCAAGAGTCCATTTCTCCATATCACATAGAGGGTCTAGATTTAAATCAATCTTTGGAAATGGTTCAAACATATCCGCATATATGGAATTTTCGAATTTATCCTCAAGCCTTGGTTCTGTTGATTTGTATAGTGTATCGAATGCAAGAGTAAAACCTACTTCAAGTATTTTTTTATCTCCAGGCGAATGTATGTTTCCATTTGGTATTTGGGCAGTTTTAATGGCTCTAAAATATTCATTAGCAACGAACATACCGAAATCATTAGGCCCTGTAGAAGTTCTACTGAGCATTTTATTTGAAACGTTACTTATGAATATTGGCCACTGTGCAGGCATTTACTATATGTTTTATAGAATTATATATCTTTATCTCAAAACGTTAACATGTCCTTTGAATATATATATATATTCTCTTTTATTTATTTTCCAGTTTGCTGATATGGTAAATGTACTGGTGCCCATGGTGCAACTGGAACTCCACTAGGGCCAGCAGGTGTTGGATGGATATGTGTATTATATAATTCTTTGAAAGATTCTAGAAACGTTTCTAAAGATTTACCTCTAACCGCAGGTTCCTTTTCATCTTCAGATCCTTCTCCTGTATTTGAAAGAAATATATTTCCAGCATCTAAAAATATCTTGTTATCAGATGATATTTTTATAATTCCATTTTCATCCAATTGTATGATTGGTCTTTCCTTTGCCCCAGATCCTCGTGTTATGACCAGTCCATCCTCAGGGGAATGATATATTCGAATGTTACGTACTTCATCATATATTAATGAAACCACGTCATGGGCCGCAGCTGATGATTTTAGGACATCAGTTATTAGCGCTTTACTTTGATTAATTTGAAACCAATATTCAGGGTGATATATGTTACCATTGTCAAATCGAACAGCAACAACAGTCCCAATATTCGGAGGATTATGAGAACCAACAAAGTCACAATTCATAGGAGTTGCCCATGGAATTGCATCGTTTGGTAACTTATCAAATTTACCAAACACCTTAACACGACAACGACCCAAGAATTTTGGGTCAGCGTTATCAACAACCTCACCAATCCAGTGGGTTTCTCTAATATTATCTTTGTCTAATTCTTTATCTGTTGCCATTAATCAAATACATTTCCTAGCGCTCTTGTTGCCGCTCTTTGTAATCCTTCTCCAATCGTACTTCCACTCATATCACCAAACACATTTAAATTAATATTGTTACCAATATTCTTTGTGACTTGATTAATATCAGTAGCAGCATCTACATTTCTCACAAAGTTAGAGAAAACATTTTCCATTGATGGAATTCTATTAACTGTTCTGTTTCGAAGTTCCTGTTCAAGTTCTCTCTTCTTTTCTTCTGCTAATTTTTTTGCAGCTGCCTTTGCTTTATCTTTAAATTCATTTGCCTTTCCTGTTGCCTTTTCCTTTGCAAACTCAAGGGGTGATTTTGAAGAATCTTCAAAATACTCACTGTCAGGGGCAGGTGAAAGATAACCCGTAGAATATGTTGGTTGTTTTTTTATAATACCATTAAGAACTCTTGCCTCTACTCTTGAAAGCGTTTCATATGTAAATGTGATTGTGTTTGCTGCAACCTCAGGATTTTTAGAAAGATCTGCAAATATGTTAGTACCAGTGGTCATATCCCACTCACAGTATCCAAGACCAATCATAAAATATGGTCTTCCGCTTGGTCCCATTATGTCTGCATTTTCATTCTGTGAATCAATAGTAGGTTTAAAATTATCAGGAAATCCTGTAATAGCAGCTTTATTTGCTTTATTTGGTATTCCTCCTACCTTTGTACTTACGTTAGTTTGGATTGATCTAACCTCTGTTACGTAAACATAAACTTTAAACTTTCTGAGGTTTTTAGGAATAATCCATGTCCATTTTCTCTCATCAAATGCAGCTCTCCTATATAAATGCATAAGACCTGCAATCGGTAGGTTAAGCGATTCTAACGTTTCAATTTCTATTTTAGCATCATCACCTCCCAAATATGCGTTTTCGGGGTTATATTGCTGAAGCTTCTCAAGACCCTTTAAGCTTTGCCAATACCATGGCATCTCAACATTAATTTTTTTAAGAGCATCTTTAAAATTTTTAAGATCTTCTAATCGTTCTTGATAAAATTCATCAGATTCTGCGAGTTTTTCTAAAAAAGATTGAGCTGGACCTGCTAACAATGGCGAATCCTCTGGATTATACCAGTCGAATAGCAATGCAAATGAAAGATAGGTAGGATCCTGATACGGAAACGTCCTATATGAACCTTTTCTAAAGTCGTTTATGTTTTTAAAATCTGACATGTATTATTTATCTTTATTTCTGTTACACTTCATTTTTTGTTTATGCGTATGCAGTATTATCTAATTCGATGTCGTTCCAGTATGTTATGAATTTTTCCTGTCTATCCTTTAGTCCGTTTGTTCCGCCGTTTACTGCCTTTGAAACAGATAGAACATTAGCACTGGTAGATCCTAGATTGGCTAATCCGGAAACTCTACTGTTTATTTTTTTCCACCAAAAACAAGCAGAGTCTGCTGCGTAATATGGTGTTTTCAATATATCCGGATCTATGAGCACATTTATGTTTTTACCATCGGGTTTCGAATTCAGATATGTATTATATTTAGTATAGTTACTTCGCCCTGTAATTTGTATATAACCTCTACCTTTGAATTTTACACCGTCACCTGGTCTAACGTTTCCAAGATCCTTTCTACCCTCATACGCTATGCCTGATGCAAATTCCTCTACCCACTTAAAGTTACCTGATTCATGTGCACACTGTGATAGGAAGTGAGCTCTTTCCAATGGAGATACTATTCCATATCTCTTCATTGCTTCCACAAGCTCCTTAGGTGGTTTTGATACCTTCTTACCTCTATATTTTTTATTTGCAACGTCAGATGTTGTATCAGGTACTACCGGTGGAGCAACAGGTTCCTCTGGAACCTTTTTCATAGGAGTTACTGTCTCCTTATTAATATTATTAACCCTGCTTGGCCATTCTCTTCTTAGTAAATTTATGCGTTGTTTAACTGAAACATCTCCCGCACTATATGTATATACTATTCCACCCACCACATAATATCCACTTAAAAAATTATCAAGGACATACGTTCCTGAATTTGTTAAATCTGAATCCTCTACCTTTTGAGTACCATTAAATCCTCTCTCTTCCTTTAAATCTTTCACTGTTTTATCAGCAATCATTCTGTCCTGTTCGTTTGTATATATTGCAACCGGAATTTTATGGTATCTGTGTATTGCGGGATTAAAAGTTTCTAATTCAATATTTAAAGACATTTTTTTAACTTCATCCATGTTTTGTACATTTGCAATTGCAGCGTATTCATAGTTAAGATGTACGTTTGATGTTTCAGGATCTCCTGATTTTCTACCAACGTATTTATATTTAATTTCATTCTTATACCTGTCCTCATCTCTTCGGCCTTTCATAGGCTCTTCGATATCCTTCATATTTTTACTTGCTAAAGGTTCGATAGTGTGAGATACTAAACCTTCATCAGAATCATTTTCATAATACTGTAACACTCGCTTGTATCCGTTCTTTTTAGCAGAAGCTCCGGCCATATTTATAAGAGATTGGGATGTTATTTGACGATTGGTTCCCGAATCTCTAATATGATTTGATAACAATAATGGCAATTTACCCTGATTTATTGCATCATCAATTGTAGCAGATGGCATGTCAGTCATTTCTTTGTCATATGCAATTATAGCGTCCTCGAGGGTTTCCTCTGAATTAAGTAATTCATTTAAATTAACATAGTTGATATAGTAGTATGGATCAATGCTAAAAGTCTGAAAACTATCTTCGTCAATATAAGAGTGTCTTACCAAATCTGCTAATGTATCATACATAGAATTAAAGGGTACAACCAGGTTCATCTCATCGTCAGTATTACTAATATTGGTTGCAACTCCTAGTTTTAAATCGTTTGCAATAGATTCAACATGGTCTAGACTTGTTCCATTTCCATATGATTTACAATCCTCAGCATAAAGTCCTGGAATTTTAATCCTTCCAATGAATGAGTACCTACCTCCACTAAGATCTGCCCTTTGTTTAGGCGAATCCACATACACAATATCAAAGTCCATTCTAATATCCTTGTATGATGTTTTATCAAGAGTACCAAGTCTAATGTTTATAACATCTCCATCTCTAGGAAATGTATCAACTGTAAATTGTCCCTTAATATCCACAATGGAAAGATCTAATATTGGCAAAACGCCAGTGCAATCCAATGTCATTCTGGTAATAGAGTCCAAGTTGAATAGATACTTATTAATCATAACTATTAGGTTTAACCCCTTACTTGTATTAGCCCTATCATTACCTTCATTCTCGCCAAAAGACGCAAATTCAATTTTATCCAACTTAATGCTAGGTTCTGTTACTGTTAAAATGTGATTGTTAATTGATGCCATTTATTAAATAGTTATTGTACCGTTTCCGATTGTTAGGTTTACTTCTCCATCTTTTAAAATGTTTGGAGGTAATATTTGTGAAGACCCATTTGCCTTCTGTGCAGCCTTTCTCTGTAAGTACTCAATTCGGCTAGCGTCCTTCACTGGAAGTCTTTTCGTATCAATGAATTGGTCTCTAATAGAGATTTCATCTGTTGATTTTTGTACCATTTTAACTGGTCTAATAACAGCAAGAACTCCATTGTTTTGAGGTATCTCTAAAACATCTCCAATATTAATAATGAATGGATTTGATATATTATTCCATTTCAATATATAGTCAACGAAATTAGCATCTCTATAATATTTTAAAGATATTAAATCCATTCTTACAATATCATCTGCAGTTACAATATGCTCAGCGATAACTTCAGTTCCCTCTACAAAAACAACAGTAGGTCTAGCGAATATAACTTTAGTTCCGTCACTTGAGAGTGTCTTTTTTTCTAATGTATTAAATTTCATTATCCGTTACTTATTTTTCTAAAGACATTTATAAAGTCATCTTTCTTAGGTGTTCCACCATCTTTATTTCCATATGCACTTACATCAGATGTGTTATTAATATCGGCGCCATCATCAGGTTGTAGGTAAAATCTACCTCGACCTGCGTTAAACATGGATTCAATCTCTGCCTTATCTCTCGGTCTTCCTGGCTTTAATGTAATTACAACTACCATTTTTTCAGGAAAATCCTGTAGCGCAGTAGCGCCTTCAAAGGTAATTTCACAATTTTCCATTGCTAAGTTACCACATACAATTATAGGATTCAATGGATTTCCTACAGTAACATGCCATTGACCAGTAGGATCTCCTGTTAAAAGAGCCGCGGCAGCTTGGCCTCCCTGTGGTGTGTTAAACATTTCCATTAAACTACCACCTATTAGGTTGTTTAGTAATTTATTATCTGCTAAATTTTTCCAATTCGCAGGATCCGCAACTCCTTTAAACATATTACCCATATCTGAGACAATAGATCCTAAAAATCCACCATAATCACCCGATTTAAGCTTAGCCAAATTTCCAAGTGGCCTTGCAACAGATCCATCTCCAATGTATCTAACGCTTCCTCCCCAAAATGGAGCATTATTATAAGTTAATGCAAGTATGTTTGCGAGTTGGTCTAACATCATTACCTTCGGGTTAACTCCCTCAAAACTCTTAAGTTCGTATTCAAATTTAAGCGTGAACGCTTGTTCAAATTTAAGACCGCTTTCCCTTACTAAGGTATCTTTAATAACATTTAGTGGTCCAAATACATGATTAGGGTATGTGTCACTGAATGCGTCATAACCTGCATTTTGTGCAGAGGCATTTGATTCAACAGCACCCTTTCCCTTTGCAGCATTAGCAGCTGCTGATAAAAATTTACTATTGTTTACCATATTACCAAACTTACCAGAAGCACCTTTTGTTTGAGATTGCAATGTCTGTACCTCTGCTGTGGCTGTTTTCCAATTATATCCATGTGAGAACTTTAATATCTCTGTAATTGAATTTCCTGGAGCTTCGCCAAGCCATGTAACAGCTCTTGCAATATCAGGTTGTTGTACCTCTTCTACTGTACCATCAGCCCCTAATTGTTTGGGTGTAATAATGTCGTCCGATACAGGATATGCAAATCTACGAAGTGTTATTAATAAATTGTTTGGAATTTTACCATAATATTTCGTAAGAGCAAAGTCTGAATAATTATATCTATATCCATAATTACCTGCAACATTACCTGTTATTTCTATAATTTGAGTAACGGTTGGATTGACCAAACTCATTGGATCTATTTTTCGATATCTTCCAGTAGCAACTGTAAGACCATCTTTCGTAAGGTCCAATGGATTACCCCTGTAATTTATTAATGAATATTTGTTAAATGCAGAGTATGGTCTTGGGCCGATTGTAATTTTATTTGGATTTGTTTTGCCTGCTTGGGTAGATATATACGTCTCAGAGTCATGCTCTTTAGTGTAGTATTTAGACTCGTTTGTATTAATTATAGTAAATGGTTCGTCAGTTGCAACTGCTCTTGCAGCGGTCTGATCAGGTTTTTTTGGAGCCTTTATAACGTTACCTCCTTTTTTTCCTCCAGTATTAACGCCATCTGGATTTGCTCCATCTATTGTATTTGGGTCATATCCTGTAATGCTCTTTGTGGCACTGATAAATCCTTTACCTAATCCTGTAGTTTTAGCATAGTCAAAGCCTTCCTTCGCTTTTGCCTTTGTAGCATCTGCTAATTTATCAAAATAACTTTTTTCAATTTCTGCCATTACGTATTAGATATATTTGTTTTGTTATATATCCACGTATCTATTTGCTACTCAAGATTGTCTAGTTCAATTGATCTAGGTCTAAATAGTAATTTGTCAAAGTAGTCTTTCGATTCACCTGCCCTATCTCCTAGGAATTTCTTGATATGCGCTTCAAATATCCCTTTACTACCATAGTAATATGTACCCTTTGAGTAGGTGTTTCGTGTGGAAAGTTCATATAAATCCTTTATCGTTTTCTCAATAAAGAAATCCTGTATGTTATTATATAACTCATTAACTTCTGTAAACGTTCTCACGCACATTACAGAATCAACCACAACAAGATATGTCTCCCATTTGGAGTCAATATAATTTTGAAACTCCTTTACTGTGGCGAATTTTTGTCTGGATATTCTGAATGAAGTAAGTGCACCGTCAAAATTCCTGTCAAATTTCATGTCAAACATATATCGTTTTAAGAAATCTAACTCATCATAGAATTTAGTGATGCGGATTTGATACCTTGGCATTTTATCATTAAACTCAACGTCATGGATAATTGCCCTTACCGGAAATACTATATTGTTATATCTGTTATTTGAAATGAGAACATGGATATGGTCTCCTTTTGAAAAAAGTTTGTGTCTAATCATCGTCTAATAATATTAACAGTATGAAATAGGTCTGCAATATCTTTGCTTACCTTTACATTATTATGTATCACCGTTAATATGATTGCAACTTCTCTCTCCCTTTTTGAATTGACCAATGCTATGAAGTTTTCTGTAATGTCAATTTCAAGGTTTTTAAACAAATAAATTACGCGACCCACGATTTCGTTTGAAACCATTAACTGTCGCGTAATTTCATTGATTATTGATAATCCAACTACTGAGTCGCTTGGCTCTTCTCCATACGGATCTGATTTAATAAGTTTACTTTTAATTGATGCATAGTCAACAATCTTGACCGTAGCTTTATCAATGTTTTTAGTATACTTATTAAACTCTCGTTTAGATGGACACCATACGCATTCAATAGTTAAATTATTCATTTATTTTTTAAATGAGGCATTCAATTCTTTTAATTGTTTTTCAAGCCTCTCTATTTTTTCAAGTTTCTCAGCATCGGTTGGTTGATAATCAACTCCCCAATCTTCGATAATTTTTATTTGGTGTTTGTTCTTAGAATTTCCAAAGGATAATCCAATATCAACACATAATTCTTTAATGAATTTAACTTTGCTTGATTTATTATCGAAATCATATATTGTAGTTGATTCGAAACTTTCACCAGCCGAGTTAATATTATCATCTTGAACTGCTTTGATAACACCGTTGTCTGCTAATGTTATTTTAACTGTTTGCATTTAACCTAGAATTTAAAGATTCTCTAGCTTCCTTCATCAGTTTTCTAGCTAATTTTTTATCTTCTCTATAGGTTTCTTTATTTTTAACAGCGGTTTGGATCCAAGCCTCGCATAGCATTGCGATTTCAGTCTCGTTGTATCCGATTGCTGCCCATGTTTCTTTAGTAGAATTCAATTTAGTTTGCAGTTGGTTTTCAGTATTATCCAAACTTCTTTTAACGTTTGCCTCATGTGCAGCCATTCCATCTTCTCTCATTTTATCATACCATGCCATTCCTTGTGGAGAGAATCTTCCAAACATGTTCTTGATTTTCAAATAACCCATTGCTCTAAATTGAGCTCTTCTGTGTCTTCTCGACTGTGTTGTTGTTTTACTCATTGTAATAATTGTTTATAAACGTTGTTACTTCTTCTGTTAAATATTCTTGTAGTTTATTTATCTCAATTTGTGAGACTGCCACCTTGGCGATTGTATTAATTAGGTTATCTTTATCCTCATCTGCACTGTTAATTAACATGTCAAATATTTGTTTATTTGGTATGTTTAAATTGATTACAGTAGATAGGGGTTCAATATTCTTTTTAGAAAGTTTTGCCACTAATTCCTCTAATGGAGAAACCTCAGGTTTAACATCAGCACCTGTTGGGGTTCGGTTAGTTTGTATTGGTGTGTTTTTAATAATTGGCATTGGAGATTCTCCCATTGCAACTTGAGTAAGCGTATCAGCCCCAGGAAATGGTAAATTACCATCAACTACTTCTGATAGGAATTCATCCAATACATTGTTAAATATTTGAGATCCATCTGTGAACTTTGTAAATTTGTCATCTACGCTAAGTACTTCAACGACTTTGCCAAAGTTCTCTCCTTTTTTCCATTGATATTGTTTGGTTTTTTCTTTCACTGCTTCCATTATTTGTATATTTTGATAATTATATTCTTTTTTTGAGAATTGTTTCTTAATCCATCTGATTGAACTCATGTTTGGTTTCATTATTATAGTATTTATGTTGAAATGAATCAATAAAATCAACTGACCTACTGGGACCCATAAATGCATCTATGGATTTAACCCATCTCCAATAAAAATCCCTGCTTCCATTCTCTTTAAGATATTCTACCAATACCTTTTTTTCTGGCAATATTCTTTTATTAAAACTCATTCCATGCATTTACCTGGTTAACAATAATTCCTGCAGTTTCCAACAATTCAACACCACTCATATCTCTATAATCTTCAGTGTAATACACTGTAGAAATTCCTGCCTGTGTGATTAATTTTGCACAATCAAAACATGGGCAGGTTGTTGTATATAATGTGGCACCTTCACAACTCATTGTTGATTTGGCGACTTTCATAATAGCATTTGATTCAGCATGCAAAACTTCACGTTTCGTAATTGCATCTCTTTTAGTACAACATCCATTTTCACACGTGTACCCATGCTCCTCGGTTAACTCTAGGGCAAAGTCTGGATTTTCATAATATTTAATATCATCTTCCTCGCATTTGTTGTCAAACCCATGTGGCATGCCATTATATCCAAATGATATTACTTGATTGTCTTTCACAATTACACATCCAACCTTTCTTCGGTTAGCGTAACTGAGTTTTGCGAACTGATATGCGGTTTGCATATAAATTATTTCTATCGGAATTCTAGGCATAAAAAAAGTCTATATATGTTTAGTATTATATATAGACTTTTTATTTAGTTTATTCTCTGGATTATTCTACATCCTCAGCATCGATAGCGTCCTTAGATTCTTTACACTCATTAATTTTCTTAGCGTAAGCCTCTGACATTCTATTCAAACATGCTTCAAATGCTTCAGTTTCCATGTCACTTTTCATTTCGGTAAGAGCGTTAACTGCTAATTTAGCAACTAATGCAGCGTTTTCAACCATGTATGTTTCTATTGTATGATCGTCATGCGCATCTTCTGCCCACTCCTTTGCCTCGTCAATGATTGCCTCGTAACATTTTTCTAACATTCCATATACTGGAACATTAGACGCCATTTTTGAGTTTGGTTCTTGAATTCCGATTGCAGTTACATCTTCAGCTTCTTGAACTTCTTCAGCCTCTTCTTCGGTTTCCTCTACGTCCTTTTCGTCAGGTTCACTCATTTTTGATAGTGTGTCTTCGATCTCCTCCGATCTATCCATCTCGCCAACGAATGTTTCAAATGATTTAATACTTCCCATAATTTTATTTTTTTTTATATGATTACTTGAATTTTATATATCTCTATCTTAGTTCATATATTCAAAACTAGAGGGTAGTATGTGTTTCTGTAATTTTAGTACCTTTATTATTAGTGCAACTACAACACCACCTGGCATGATTGCGATAGTAGTAAGTCCTACTGTTTTTAGAACATCTCGCATTTGATTTGCAACCCATTCCTTTTCAATATCACTCATTTTTCTCTCGTTAAACATGTGTTTACATATCATATTGAATGCAGTTTTTGTCTCATCACTCTCATTCTTTAATGCACCAATAAATTTTCTAAAGTGTGCCATAAAGTCATCTAAATATGACTGGCTAATGTTTATTTTCATGGTTTAGGAAAACGTACCATTGTGTTTCGAGTTTCGCTCTTGTCAACATTCTTTATAAATCCATGTTGCTTATAAAACTTTTCAAGTCGAGCAGTTGAAGTTGCTCCAAAATCCTTAGATGGAGTCAAATATATTTTAAGACCCAATTGATCTGCATAATCATTAATTTTATCCATCAATTCCGAGCCTACGCCATTTCCTCTATCCTCTTTAGGAATAACGATTCTAGTCAATTCTAGGAATTTACCATTATTATATAGATCTAATATAACATTGAATTTTGGTTCAAGTTCCTTTAGGACATATGATTCACCAAGGATTGGCGTGTTATCATGTCCACATTTGTGGCAAATATACATATCATGTCCACCATCTTCAAGTCTCCATTTCCATCCACAGTTATCACAGACTATTTGGTTGGCTGAAAATTCTTCAAACAACAGTACATGTTTCATTACTTAGATTTCTTTTTACCCTGTGCGTTATCCCATGCATCCTCATCTGGATAATCCTCATCACCTGGTTTTGCAGGAGCTTCACCTCTTTTTCTTTTAGCCCATACGTTGTCCCATAGGCCTTTTTTCTCTTTTAAAAATTCTTCGAATAGTTTAATTCTTTTCATAGTAGATTTACCTTCATTTTTTATTTGCTTCATCTTAGCCATCGCCCAATCAACTCCTTCATCTCCACCCCAAATTAACCATGCAATATATCCATTGTCTTTCCATGGTTCATCTTTAAATTCAGGAGCAATCTTTGAGTTTTTACGATGTCTATTGAATGACGACATTCTACCCACAGTATCAGCACTTAAGTTTTCACCACTTGCTAATTGATGTGCCCTAGCCCAACCTACTGCAGTTCCGCCCTTTACTTCATCTCTGCCATATTTTTCTTTCCATTCAATTGCTTTTTTAGCATTTGACTTGGCAGCCGCAGGATAATCGCTATATGTGTCTTCTGATTCTAATATACTCATTAACTATATATCATTGAAAATTCTTTATGGTACTTGATTAGGGCTAGTTCCTTCTTTTTTGCCTCTATCTCAATATCTAGATCCATTCCATATGTTTCAATAAATTCATATAGATAATCTGCATGTGCTCTTAGGATTACTGTATTATCCTCGTGTAGTTTCTTGGAGGATGAGTAGTGGCATAGTTGACGAATACCCTTTGGCCATGTAGTTGCACACAATTCCAGTGCATCTTTTTCTGGCATAGAATCCTCATAACACCAATGGTGAAAGAAGTCAAAGGTAATTGGAGTGCCACATAGCTTGTAAATTTCGTATAGGTCGCTTACACTATATTGACTTGCTTTATCGTCATTCTCTAAAACTAATCGTGAGCTTGCACATTCTGGAAGCAATTTAAAGTTTTCTGCAAATCTTGCAATCGCAGATTCCTTGTCGCCATAGGTTCCACCTACATGGATATTCATTGCAGCATAATGAGTTCTTGGTAAGCCCATTAAATCCATTACCTTTCCATGCTGAGTTAATTCCCACACAGCATCGTTGACAACTTTAGGATTTGGACTTGCAAGAATATTAAAAGGACCTGGATGGAATGTAAGTCTTTGACCTACTTTGGTTGCATAATCACCTGCCGTTTTTAACAATGATTTGATTGTATTGTAGTTAGGCAATTCCTCAATATCATATTCTGAATTCCATGGAAACATACTAGAGGACATACGGTACATTGTAACTCCATTTGCATTATTCCATTTAAGAATTTCGATCATGTCTCTGAGGTTAGCTTCCGCCAACTCACCTGCATATTTAATGCCCTTTGCTTGAAAGGTTTTTTTAATCATGCTTCTACCTATCTTAATACCTTTTTGTTTGTCCAATGTTAAATTGATACAACAGTAACCGTAATTTGCTCCCATATTATTTTATATCTAATTCTTTCTTAATGTTTAAAAATATTCTCTCAGCATTACATGCTTCTTCCAGCGTAAATACATCTAAATCCTGAAATAGTAAACCACCATCTGTATTGACAAATACAATATTGTCAATTTGTTCAACAGAGTCAACGCGATACACTGTATAGTCACCTACTAATATAACATGTGATGCGTTTAGTATTCTTAACTTTCTTTCTTGAAACGAGATCAATCCCATTCTTTCTCAAATTTATACCAATGATCTGCACTTGCACAATCACGAAGTGCTTCCAATATAAGTATGTCCATTTCAAAACCGCTTAATGAATTTGTAAATGCTTCGATAATTCCTTCTAACACATAAGAATCAAACGCCTTGCCATCTCCATGATATTCATTAATAGTAGCCTCTGTAATTGCGCTACACAGACGATCCGCAACTCTTTCATTATCACTAAATCTATTTCCTGGATAATAGTCATCATTTCCTGGTAGCATTTCCATGATTTTATCAGTTGAATTTCTCATTCTAAATAGAGAGATTGCAGTTGTGATAAATGGTCTTACATTATTAGCTGGACTCATCATTCCTATTCCGTTACATTTAATATCTGATACTTTCATTTTATATTGATTAAAGGGTTGTTTGAATTTTTGGGTAGTGATTACATGTATCATAAACTTTCATTACACGTTCTTCTAATTTAGTTGGTAAATCTAAAGCATATAATTGAACGTTCTGGTATAAATATCCATCGAACATTCCATATAACATATTTTCCAAGTGGAAAACATTTTCGTTTCCATCTGATCTATCATCATATCGAATATCCTTAATAAGGCTTAAGATTTCAAATCTTGTTTCTTCTGTCATGTTTGAGTGTCTGTCGAAATTTGTGTACATTTTGTTTGTTTTAATTATAGTATAAATATAACTATAAACTTTGATATAAAAAAAAAATTAGTATATTATTTTCGGAAAGTTATTAACAATTTAGAATATGCGTTTATGAACTTCATCGTATACGAAATCATAATTCTCATTTAATACATCTAATTCTTCGTCTGTCATTTCACGCCCATCATAAAATGCAGAGCTAATAAATGCATCACAAAAATCAGGATAATCTCTAGTGTCTATTCCATCCACGTCAATGTCACTAATTTTACTGTAGTCTAATTCTAAATTTACCATATTATTATATTTTAATGTTGTTATTTAATTACTATACAAATATAAACAAAAAAAGCCAAACAAAAAATGTTTGGCTAATTATTTTTTAAAAAGTTATTAACAATTCTTATTTTACATAAGTAGCATACTTATATGTTTTAACCTTTCTATCTTCCAATCCATTAGTACCACCATTAATTCTTTTAGTAAGTACTAATATTGCAGCATCATTGATTCCTTTGTCACAAATATCCCATAATTTATTCTTGTCAAAGAAAAACATAGCTGACTCAAATGAATAAGTGGTTGCTACCAAATCTGGATTTTCCATAATTTCTGGTTTATTTAGATATTTAGCGAATGCTTGATAGTTTGCCTTTCCAGTTAATTGAAGAGCTCCTCTACCTCTGAATTTCCAACCATCCCCAGAAGCTTCATCGCCATTACCCATTCTTGATGCATAAACTCTATTTGCAATCCTTTCAGGTTGACGCGCATAAGACTCTTCTAAATTACCTGGAAAATATTTTCCAAAAGTATCCTGTAATCCTCGTGTTGAATAGTTTAGGTTTTCAGTGAATAGTTTATAATCACAGGTTTCGTGTGCGGTTTGTGCAAAAAAATGTGCAGCTCTGATTGGTGTTAATTTAAAATAGGCAATTGCAGCCTTCATGGTACCTGGGCCAAATGATCCATCAACGGTAACTCCTACCCTTTCTTGTAATGATTTTAAACTCATAATTTATATATTACTTTAAATACCTTTACATTCTTGGAAGCTGCCATGTCGATAGTCATTCTAGTTCCTTTGGAAACACCATCCCAAAACGCAATAATAATATCGGAATTTTCAACGATTTTTATATTTCTAATTGCAGCAGCACCCTTGCCAATAGACCAGTCTGGTTTAAAAATAATAGTATCTATGTTGTTTAGATTTGCATATTGTTCTGCTAGAGAATCTGCTCCTTTTGCTCCACCACTAATTATTGAAGATATTTGAGTTCTGTTAGATATTCTATTTAAAGTTTTTTCTAGTAATTCATAGTCCATAAAGGTTCTACTGCCGATGACACCTATTCTCATTTATTTCCAGAATAACTGAACGCATATCAGGACTAAAGCTAATGAGAGTGAAACAATTGTCTTTGTATTTAACGATTCTCCCATCATGAAATATGTTAGTAAACCGAATGACAACATTCCCATTGCAAATCCTATGAATCTTCCTGGCCATATCTGGCCATCATAATATTCGGCAATGAGTCGAGTAGCAACTATAAACATATATGATATTGTAGAACCTCCGATCGCTGCAATCAAGATTGGATTCCTTTTAAACCATGGCCAGATAAATTGTCCGTTTGTTTGAAACCATATCATTGATTGTCCAAGCAAGAACAATAATATTCCATAGATTAAACCTCTCAAAACAATGTTCCCGTTTCAGTTAATAAATGTGATATAAAACTTGGTCGATGCACTTCAGTTGCTCCGATTTCTTTGATCGCTTTGATATGAGCTGCGGTTCCATATCCTTTGTTAGAGTTCCATCCATATCCTGGAATTTGAATATCTAACTCCTTCATCATTGCATCTCTTTCGGTTTTGGCAAGAATACTTGCAGCCGCAATTGATGTATATTTGTTATCTCCACCAATTACTGTCTCAAACGGAATTCCTTCAAATCCATGAAATTGGTCTCCATCAATTAGGATAAAATCAAATGAATGTGTCTTATTAACTTCAACTAGACATTGATTCATTCCCTGTAGGGTTGCTCGCAAAATATTGGTTGATTCGATTTGGTCGGGATAGATGTGAACAATGCTATATGCAATTACATTGTCTAATACAATTTGTCTTGCATCTTTTCGTTGCTGCTCATTAAGTAGTTTAGAATCCTTTACCAATTCATGTTGAAATCCGTATGGCATGATACATGATGCAACAGTCACTGGCCCAGCTAAAGCACCGCGACCTGCCTCATCAACTCCAATTTCTATAGTGTCCTCTACTCCTGTAAAACTTGATTTAAGTAGTATGTGTCTTGTTTCCATCTATTATATGTTTATAGATATTATATAATAGATGGACTTAAAGTTTCAGTTATTTATATATTAAAGATTATTTTCATCCTTCCATTTATCATAAATGTCTACAACTTCTTGTAGAATTTTAGCTCTTACAATGTCCTTTGATGTGAATTCATGAACCCCAACCCCACGTACTTTACTAAAAATTTTAATAAACTTATGAAATGATACTTTGTCCTTAGCTATATCATATTGACTAATATCTCCGGTGACTAATACCTTTGAATTTTTACCCATCCTTGTTATGAATAAAATTAATGCATGCCATTGTGCATTTTGTGCCTCATCTAAAATCATAAACGCATCGTCGAATGTGTCACCTCGCATAAACGCAAGTGGTTTGAATTCTATTAATCCATGGTGAATTAAACTTTCAGTTAATTCATGTCCAACAATCTTTTTAAAGTTGGAAATATATGATTGCATATATGGATCTATTTTATCTGCAATATCACCAGGTAGAAATCCAAGTTTTTCACCAGATTCCTGTATTGGCTTACATAAAATTATCTTTTTAACTTTTTTATCAGCAAGTAAACTTAGTGAAGTGTAACATGCTGTAAATGTTTTTGAGGTTCCGGCAGGGCCAGAGCAAAATGTTATATCGTTTTTAAATATTTGGTTGACGTATTCCCTTTGATTATTTCTTAAATTAACATGTTTAATGTTTTCATCTTTGACTGACATTTTTTTAATGTGCTGTGTTGGTTCTGAACTCGTCTTCTTTTGCATATAATTAAATATATTTAGTCGCCTGCCATTATGACAAGCTCCTTTAACTTTTTAAGTGTATCACACTTCTCGTACTCCTCTAGCTCTACAAAATAATTTATAAGAAGATCTATAAACATGCTTCTCTGTCCTACACCATGTGGAATGTCTATTGTATTTTTGCTGTCTTGATATACAATAAATCGATTAACAGTTTTTGTAAAATTTCTTGTTATTATGTAATAGCTGGATCTCATTAGGGAGTCTCTTTCCTCTCTCGTAACTTCTTCCATCCTTGTTAAATCTTTTTGTAATAGGGTAATACCCATTCTTATATTATATATTAAGATGGACGCTAGAATAAGGGCGAATAAGACCTTTTATTTGAAAAAGGTTAGTATATTATAAATCCCTATTTTGCTTGTATTTTGCCTTGCTAATCATTTGTCTTTTTTCAACTGAGGGCTTTGTAAATTCCTTTCTATCTCTAAGCTCTTGGGTTTGCTTTGTTGAAAAGACCTTGCGCTTTAAAGTCTTAAGCGCTTTCTCTATATTACCGTTTTCTACTTTGGTTATTAGCATGATAGTTTGTCTATTATTTTTTTAAGTTCAAGGCATTTTTCATATTCCTCTCTTTCTTTAAAGAAATTTAATATCTTTTGAACTCCTTCTATCTTGTCCTCCACTGGTGCGTTATGTTTCAATGCACCCATGCGATCATTCACTATAGAATTATATATCAAATCCATCATATCCTCTCTTGAGGATTCTTGTAGTTTTTTAATGAACTTTGTTTCTTCGTACTCGTACTCTTCTAATTCATCCATTATGAATTTTTTATCTTTTTTAGTAATGCGATTTGGTCTTCTGTTAAATTAACTGGAAGAGTTCTAAGTTTTACCATTAGATTACCAAATCCATATATCAGATTATATATTGGCATTCCCTTGCCAACTACTCTGAGTATTTTAGAATCATGTGAACCTTGAGGAACTTTAATCTTTACAGTATGGACCTTGGTTTTTACTTCAAATTCGCCACCCAATAACATATCAATCCAATCTAGATAGAGGTCCACGAATATGTCACTTCCGTTTACAATTAAATCAATGTCATGTAATACGTTTACTGTTAGGATTATATCTCCTTTCGGGGCGCTTGAATTGATTGGGTGACTTTGGCCCTTTTCCCTGACTTTAAGTTTTGTGCCATTCGGAATTCCCTTAGGTATGTTAATATTAAATCCACCAGTGCCGACATCGATGTATCTTCTTGTTCCTTCATAACTTTCTTCTATTGTTATATTTATTGATACTCTAACATCATCTCCCTTTGCGTTTCCATCGAATGCATTATTGAATGCGCCTGAAAAATCATATCTATTAAAAATATCCTGCCATGCATTATTAAAATCATACGATGTGTAACCTGATCTTTGGCCATCATGTTGCCTTCTCCTTTCAGGGTCACCAAGAATTTCATAGGCTTCTGAGATCTTTTTAAATTGACTATCATCTCCTCCGTTTTTGTCAGGATGATGTTGCTTTACCAACTTCCTGTAAGACTGCTTGATCTCATCTTGGGATGCATCTCGTGAAACATTAAGAGTTTCGTAATAATTCATGTCTATTTTTTAGATGGTTTCCTAGGGCCGCCCATTATAAGGGGTTTCCTTGACTCCTGAATTTTCTTTTTATTTTCAGCTACTTCTCTGGCCTGCTTGTTTTCCATGCACTGTGCAATTCTTGCAAGACTGTCTGCGATACTCTTTAATAGTTCTTCGTTCATGTTATTATCTCATTAGTATATTATATATTTAGATTTGTTCTAGAATATCCTTGATCTTTGCACATTTCTCATACTCTTCTAATTCAACGAATAGGTCTAACATTAAGGATAGGGTGTTTTCCAATGTAGTAGTATCATGACCACTTCGTTTCATTGCAATAACATCAACTCCTTTGTCAACTATCATTTCATAGTTTTCGTTGGCTAATTTAATTTTTAGGTCGTACATTGCTTGTTCCATTTCTGCTTCTTTTTGGATTGTTTCAATTTCACTTGTTTCTTCGAATAAATCGTTATCGTCAAAGTCTTCCATATTGTATCTATTTTAATTATAATGTAAATATAAACAAAAAAAGCCAAACAAAAAAATGTTTGGCCAATTATTTTTGTAAAAGTTATTAACAATTTACATTTATTGATTTATGATAAATCAAATCTATTTCCGTTTCAATATTATTTCCTATTATCAATTTATCATAGTGGTTTGCTAGGCCTGCATCCTTGTTTTGTGTGCTGTTTCTTTTTGCATACTGGATATACTTAGACCTAACATAATCTGCCCCCATAAATTTGAAATGCAAGAGCTTTATTGGAAAATCATTATAAGTATCTAATACTTCAAATTGCATTTTCCATCTTCCCCAAGGATGTCCATTCCACGCACCAATTGGTCTGATTTCTTTAGGTACAGGGTGTAGTATTTCTCCATCTATTTTAGAATTCAGTTCTATTTCATGACAACCCTCTATCCATTCTAATGATTCAATCTTATTTGGATTAATAAGAATCGGTTTTGAATACCATGGATCTGGAGTACCTGTCCTTACCTCATCATATATTTGTCCATCTCCTTCTGGAAATGTCCATGAAACCATTTGAAAACCAGCTGGAAATATTACTGGGTGTTTATTTTCTTTTAGGAATTCAACAAGATTTGGATGGACTATAAACTCATCACAATCGCTTACTATAATATAATCTGCATTTCCCCTTGCCTCCTCAATACATTTATGTTTTAAATCAAGATGGATATAATCATTGAAAGTTTCTTCAGTTGAATAGGTTCTTACTTCAACCATTGGCCATTCCTCACAGATACTCACAGTGCTGTCTGTTGACTCATTGTCCAAGACTATTATTCTTTCACAAAACTGAGAATAATGTCTTAGATAGTAAGGGAGCATCCTCTCCTCATTCCAAACAGTAACGTATGCCCAAATCTTCATCTCTTTAGATTATTGGTAAATATGAAAGCCTAAGCATCGCATTCATTGTTGATTTTACATCTGCCTCACAGTATGTTTTTATTTTCTCAAGATTTCCATTCCAATATTCCTCAGTAGTTTCACTTCCCTTCATTAATGCCTTTGGTGATGGAATATTTAATGAGTCACAAATCAAATCAAGTGAAGCGCTGTTCCAACCTGCAAATTTCCAAATATCATAGGTATCTAATAAACAGTTTTCCCATGGTTTTTTATTTTGTAAGTGTAATTGATGAGGTACTTGAACTCCATTGATTATTGAACGCTTGATTAGGAATGGAAAGTCAAAGTTCTTAATATTATGTCCAGTGAATTGAACGTTTGGATTTTTATTAAAAATAGCCTGTGCAGTTCCCATGAATTCAGCTAAAAATTCAGCCTCATCATCTCCATAAAAAGATCTAATTTTATCTGTAACTGGATTTCCATCTTCATCGAATTGAACCTGTCCAATTGAGACTACAATTATCTTTGCAAACTCAGGGTGCAATGCTGCGTTCTTTAAATAAAGATCTGCATCACTAAGATCCATACAATCCGATTCTGTTCGTCTGTAATTATCTGCCTTCTTTGCCCAGTGAATAACTGCACCTGGCCTTGCCTCACAGAATTCACTATAATGTTTATATTCTGAAACAGTTTCAATGTCTATAAATAACATTGACTTTAAATTTGATACACTATACATCTCCTTCGTTTTTAGAAATATTATAAATTGAAACAGGGTATCTGCGAGATTTTGCACCATCTGCTTCGCATGTTAGCCAGTACCATGCATGTCCATATATTTTTGTCAAACTTTCATTTAACTTAAGCATAGGACCATACATTGGGCTTCCTGCAAATCTAAAGTAGTATTTCTCACCAATCTTTGGTTTAACTACATAAATCCTTTGTTCCTTTTTATTCTTTGCCATATAATGTTATATGGTATGAATTCAAAAAGTTTAAATTTTATCAATAGAATAAAAATTACCTTGAGATTGTCTAAGCCTTAAATATCTCTCGAACGTTATGGATAATTCAATCCAGCCGCCAGTTATAGATTCTGGAACGCTATCATCACTTGTAAAATGGTGAGGTGCTTTATCAATGTGTTCCAATAGGAAGTCAACCATACAATCAACCTCCATATTATGAACCCATATTTTTACGAATGTATTATTCATTTTCGTTGTAAACTATATTTGCTGCCATTTCTTCTGTACCGTATCTAGGTGGAGTAATCAATGGTGCATGTGGATTTTCTTCGTATGCCCAATCTCTAAGACCAAGCTCTTCAAATCTATCCTTGATTTGTTCATTATAATAATAACCAATTGTTCTTACTCTTCTTTGAATATCTGCTCTGGCCATATCATGTGTATTTTGACCATTTGCGTTATTATATAAGAACTGAACATATCCTAATTTAGGAATTTTACAGGTGATTGTTTTTAAGAAAGTTCTTACTACTAATTCATAATCATCTGCAATCGCAAGAGTTCTATTATGTCCTCCAATTTCAAAATATGTTGAACGTCTCCAAGCTCTTACATGATTTGGAACTCCAACAATGTGTCTAATGGTTTTAGGATTAATATTATGCTGTGTTGCAACCTTCATCATTTGTCCATTATACTCTTCATCGCGATATGTCCCATATGCAAATGCAAATCCTTCAGGATATGTTTGGCATTCCCATTCCTCATTAACCTCTAATGTGTCATTAAAAAAGAATCCTGCCTCTGGATGTTTCTTTGCTGCTTTGTATAAATCCTCAGTACACCATGGAACTAATAAATCATCATGGTCTAATTCAGCTAGGATAAATCCTTTAGCCATAGTACATGCTCTCCATTTTACTTCTCCAATATTACCACCACTCTTCTCTCTGAAATCATACACCTTAACTCTTGGGTCATGTTTTGCAATATCCTCTGCGATCTTAAGAGTTCTACCACCATCTGTTGAATCGTTAACAAGTACCCACTCCCAGTTTTGATATGTCTGTTGCCTCAGGGATTCATATGTGTTATATAACTTTTTACCTGTATTATAAATAGGAGTTGTATAAGAAATCATCTCAGAATCCTCGAGTGAATCAGTATCTAGCATGGTTGTCATTGCACATTGATATGCTGCTTGTCCTACTTCTTCGATTGAAGTCTCTTCAGGAATGTTTAACCATTTTCTACGAAACTGTAATGGCATACTTGCCATCACTGGGAATTTTTCCCAAGATTCTCCTCTACTTACAATCACATCAGGGTTAAATGACGCAAGTATTATTGATATGTTATTGTCACTTGTTAAATACTTGACATCAAGATTATCTGCCTCGTAGTCAAGTATTTTAAGTGACTTTAATTCAGGCTGATCTTTTCCAATATATAATACCTTTGGAACCTTTGCTGTAGATTTTTTCTGTAAATAATTATAGTGTGATAATTCAAATGGTGTAAATGTAAACCATTCAGGATGCTCTCTATAAACATTGTTTATAAGAATTCCATCTGCGCAATAGTCAGGCAAAAAATTATATCCATATTCATTATAGACATCGATGCTAACAATATATTGGGCAAGATCAACTCCACCTACTTTCATAAAGTGAGATGCTGCCAATCTATATGTTAATCGTGAGAAATCCTTTCCTGCCACATTTTGAGAAACAACATGTACTTTTTTATCTGGGTTCTCTGTTGATGTTACTAATACATATTCATAAAATCCTTCATGGATAATATTGTCATCATCTGCAAAATAAATCCAGCCATCTCCTAGTTTTGAAATTATGTTTGAACACTGTGGATATAACATTCCAACTGCATCTCCTTTTTCAAAATAATAATTTGTTGAATTGTCTTTTAAATCACTTAACAATTCCGCATCAATATCTTTAAGAGTTGCAGTATCGAATACAACATGCCATTCGATGTCCATACCCTTTGGTATGTTTTTAAAAACCGATTCTTTAACAGTTCTTAAGTTTTGAAGTCTGGTACTTCGTGTAATTACGTGAATTTTCATTATTATTATATTAATATATTATACATCAAAAAAGAACATGTGGAAAAATCTAGAGTTATCTATTGCATCTCCAAAATATTGAGTTGCAGCATGAATATTTTTAGCATCAAACAAAACAAGTCTGTTATATACATTTCCAACTTCATCAATTTTTTCAAAGTTGGTACCATCATAGAAATTCATTTCTGCACTTTTACCCTGGAAGGCTCTTACATAATTAAGTGTATTTCTTTTCTCATCATCAAACTTATAATCTCCTGTAACTTTACTTCTATAGAATGCGGTTCCTGTTGATGCAGGTGCTTCCGGGGTAAGGAATACAATTCCAGCATAGGTTTGGTTATCAACATGATAAACAATAGGTTGGTCTGCTGTACAGAATTGAAATATCCCATTAGCATACGCATCATGATTCCAATTATATATTGGCTTACCTATAATCTCTTCAAGTTTTTCTTTCATACCAAATATTGAGAATCTTTCGGTAGCTCTTTCTCCTTTATGATAATTTGATGGAGAGAAGTTAATTTCATTGATTGCCCATTCTCTAATAAGATCAGGGTTTGCATAAAAATTGTCTACTACAATTAATCCTTTGTCCTCATTTGCAAAGCCTGAATAATATGAAACCCATTTTGCAAATGATTCTATTTCATAGTTAATGAGTTCATTTGTATCATTATCAATTACTGATACAATGATGTTTTCAAACAAATCGAATTTACTAATAGTGATTCCAAATCCAATATTAGTGTCTTTTAGCGTTGGATAAAATGAACTAACATCAGGTCTATCTAGAAATTCAGGTGAAAGATCAGATGGTTTAGAGTTCTTTAATTTAATATTTGTTATTTTGCCATTAGTTGCAAAAATCCAGCCAGTCAAATCATATTTAGATCCTACTTTATTAACAGTATCAATATACATTAATATGTTACTTGCTGATGTTTGATGTTTGATAATATCTGCCATGGTTATTATACGCGTGTTTTTAGATTAGTTTATTATTATATTATGTTATTATATATCACTAAAAAAGGGACCCTCTGTGAGGATCCCTTTAATTAATATTAAATCTATTTATAGATTATTGTGCTATGCCGGCTGCAAAGCAAATACTCCTCCATCGCTAAACTCAATGATAACTGCCCTTTGTTCAGAGTCGTAATACATTGATCTTACATTGATTAGATCTGAATTTCCATCAGCACCTACAGCACCTTGTGCTCCAGTTGCTCCATTAGTTCCATTAGTTCCTGCAACTCCTTTAGCTCCTACAGCTCCTTGTGCTCCAGTTGCTCCATTAGTTCCATTAGTTCCATTAGTTCCTGCAACTCCTTTAGCTCCTACAGCTCCTTGTGCT